TCCTCTGAAGTCGGAAGCATATCTTAAGTACAGTATAGATAAAGGAAAGCGTAGGATATGCTATGTGGAATATGTGAAGATAGAGAGAGTGTAGATTAGATATGATGAGGATAGTAGGGTGTGTAGAGCGTGGAGGAGAGAGGGAAGGGAGATATATGTACATACGAGACTGCGGATAAGGAGGGGTATAGGGGAGGGGAATACATATCGTTGGATATAGCTAGTATGATTGTAGTGGGTTGGGAGATGGATAATCTTATAGATGATTGTATGAAGAGAGAGAAGAGAACAGAACAGAAGATATTGAATAGTATAGCGAAGATGAGTGTATTGAAGAGTACGTATAGAGTTGATTGATATGAAGACAGGATTCTACTATCACAGTGATGAGAAGGGAGAACGCATATTGTTCATCTTCGACGAGGGAAACCCGTGGGAAGCATGGTATTCCTCTACTACCAACGAATTGTCAAGCGTGATGATGTGGCCTTCAGGGATAGGGATATGTCAATTTGAAAGTGCAATCCCCATCTCGGAGCAGAGCGCACATGCTCTGTTGCAGTCGTGGCATAAGAATATGATAGATAAGATAGATATGGAGTATGAAATGTCTAAGAAAAGATTGGAAGAGAAATGGGGTTGGAGTGAAGTGGTATTCAATAAGGGAAAGAGTTTTCAGGGTATACATCTGAGATGATTATACTTATGTCTTCCTGCTTCTAATCTATTCTTGATTACTGTATATTCATCTATGAGGATATTAGAGGATTGTTGATAGGCACGTGTTTGTATGAGATTAAGTAAATCCTGCAATAGTACAATCTAAACGATTGATATACTTATGAATAAGATGCTTGGAATCACAATGTATACTGAATCCTATATATGATTGAAGCGATTGCATAGAATGAGAAGTTATAGGAACATGATGATGAATATTATATATAATAAAATTGATAGATTTAATAAGAGAATGCTTTATTCTTTTTCTAAGTCTTGTATAATCATGCCTGAATACAAATCCTAAAAAATCTATTCCTCTAGATTCTACAGGAAATATCTGATAATTTTTCTTGAGTTTCAATTTGAGATTATTAGTAATGTATATATTTATGAAGTTCAAATATCTATGAAGTTGCAATTTATTTGAATATAATATAACAATATCATCCATATATCTATAATAATATTTTATACCAAGATTCTCTTTACAATAATGGTCAAAATAAGATAAATAGAAATTACTGAAATATTGACTTGCATAATTACCTATTGGAATACCTGTTGAAGGAGCAGTGTATATTATGATGTGTATAAGATTTAATGTCTGTTTACATTTTATCTTCTTACATATTAATGAGTACAATATATCTCTATCTACATTTTCGAAATAATGATGCACATCCAATTTAAGGCAATACTTAGTTCCGATTGGGTCTTGCTTGAGTGTTTGCTTTACAGATTTGGCAGCCTTATGTAATCCTTTATCTGGAATCGCTGCATATGTAGTTTCTATAAATGTAGATTTCAATATTGGCCCAACAACTTGTAAAAGGCAATGCTGAATTATTCTATCTGGAAAAGTACGAGTGTAGTTCAGTGTGCGATATTTACCGCTTTCATAAATCTGCCTGGTATTATATTTGGAGGGTACATAAGATTCTTCCGATAATATCTGTTCTATTGCATCAATATATGGTGCAGGATTGGATAAAATAAGAACAGACAAATAATCCTTATGTCCTTTACAGGCATTATGTATTGCTGATATAATGTTATCTCTGGATTTTATTGTATCATATAAATTTCCTTTTCTTCTTATGCTTATCCCTTCTATCTATCTATTATTTCGTTTTCCCCTAGAGTACCAACGAAAGTGGGGTTTAATTTACTAGATGTTTTGTCAAGAGGCATGGTTATGTGGTCTTGTTGTCCATGTGGACTGTAAGTATTTTGTAGATATTCGAGCACCAATGTTAGTGTTAGTATTAGTAGCAGAATTGCTCACACGCAAATAGAAGAACCCCGCAAAAGTACCGCCGTTCCAATAACCTCCAAAATAAGGGAAATCAGAAGCACCGACAAAGCCATTGTTGCTGTGCCACATCACCGTTAAAAGACGCAAAGTACCTTTGCTTTATTACTCACCCCCATAAGATAGCCGAGCACCAATCGCACTGCTAGTATTAGTAGCAGAATTGCTCACACGCAAATAGAAGAACCCCGCAAAAGCACCGCCGCTCCAATAACCCCCAAAATAAGGGAAACCAGAAGCAACGACAACGCCATAGTCGCAATAGTATTTTGTTTCATTTCCGCTTGCTGTAGAGGTAGGCAGGAATCCTGATTGTTCTCCTCCTAATGAAGCAGAGAAATATCCATCTACACCAGCAGATAACCCCGTATCTATTGTGGCATATCCTGTGCCTGTCGTGTTGGCAATATCTCCTACTTGTATGTTATAATTAGCATCTGTTTTCAATCCGCCAATCAACTCGAAAATGTTTCCCCACATGTCTTCTTGCCACAAGAACGAGACCCTCGATGTGCTGGACGATGTGTTTCCGTACATACCATACTCATTTACCAAAGTGTTATTAGCACCTGTGTACTGTTTTACGCTTCCTCCAACATACCCGTTGCCTAAATATGCTTGAGAATCGGTATTTTTGAATAATAATACATATAACATCTGAATAAATGTTAAATTGTTGTACAGAGTTATATCATATCCACTTCCTGCACCTGATTGAGCGTATGTAATGAAATCAGTTAAACTACCGTAAACAGTAGGGCTTACTCCTGTCCTCGAAGTCAATACGTTTGAGGCATTATATGTTTTATAGCATCCACTTTCGAAGTAATTCCTAACCACCCCATTCCTTGAGAAGTGCCAATCGGAATATCCTTCTCCTTTGACATTTGAAAATTTGATACTAACGACTGTTCCTGCTTTACTCATTTTCGTATATATTTTTTCAAAATGGGTGAACTTGTTAGCTGTTGTCGATACAGTATTTCCATCTATGTCTTTAGTCAAGTCTGTTTTCATTAAACGAGTAACAGTTGAACCAACACGCATTACAGGATATATCAAATCCCATAATGGACATCCGACCCAATCACCAGCAGTAAATGTGCCTATATTGGACATTGGTGAATAGCCTGCACAATCGTCTGTATATGTACATCTTGCATATGGGTCTGCAACAGATTCATCTATCTCTACCCCCGCTATCCAATTGGTTGGAAAGGGGTGTGGCCCATGTGATTTAGACATCATCAATCTTCTGAACATCGAACTCATTGAGCTTCACCCCATACTCCAATCCCATTCAAGAAGGACACGACATACGATTTGCTTACTGCAAAGGTAGGGTCTGCATCTATCCACGTGCACCCTGACGAATCAGTGAATGTGAACGATGTGCTAGAAGTGAAATAAATGATTATCTCCGAATCGGAAACAGGTACAGTATTGATGGTCAATGATGTCAATCCGCCTGATACAGTATATTTATATATGTTATTGGCAACAGGTGTCAGAGTAACAGATGCAGTACTGCTATCAGTGTTAATGGTCTGAACAGTTACCTTTGTTATTAATGCAGTATCTACGTATGACTTAGGAGTTGCACTATTTGCATCAGGTGGAGTTGAGTTAACTCTTATATCACCTGCACCAGCACGAAACACTAGTGTCCCACTTCCTCCAGTTGCACTGCTTGAAGCATCGTATGACCCTTGACTGCCATCAGTATTCTTTGCATAGATTTTAACAAATGTTGATGTGCCACTCACTTTATCTACTTTAGTTGTATCGCTAGGATGAACATGGTCTCCGCGTGCAAAGGATGCGGTTTCTGTACCAGCACCTGCCGTTCCATCCATCGCAGGAGTAGTGGCAGATGCTTTAGCATGACCATAATCTGTTGCAGAAGATACACCATATGTTGTTGCAGATGAAGCATGAGATGTTGGTGCTTTACTTGTAAATTGTGTCTGAATAGCACTTGTAACTCCTGCAACATATCCTAACTCTGTGCTAGTAACTGCTGAAACATCTACTTTACCAGACGCATCAGAGACTAGTGCTTTAGATGTTGTCAAGTTAGAAGATACAATTGTTGTTGCTGCTCCTGTTATAACATTCTGCTTATTAGACAATGCTGTATACACTGCACCGCTTGTAATTGCAACGGTATTTCCACTTACAGGGGATGTATCTAACGTCTGCCATATTCCTGTTCCGCTTCCATCACTACTCCAATACTGTCCACTCGTACCAACTGTAGTTGGAGGATATACAGTTATCTCTGATATATTTGTGATGTGTCCTGAAGCGTTATAAGTTATAGCAGGTATAGCAGTTGTGGACCCTATTGAACCTGCTGTGATAGATGCAAGATGATTCAGAGTTGTTCCTGAAAATGATAAACCTGTTCCTGCCGATATTATGTCTTGTTTTCCTGTAATCACTTGACTTAATACATATCCTTGATGAGATGACAGGGCTTTCCCATCTACATATGCTGAATCTGTCAATGCATCTATCACGAGGCAATGACCATAATTAGAAGTTGTTCCTAATCCGTATGTAGAATCTGATGAAGCATGAGATGTTGATGCCTTACCTGTCAATGCAGATTCCACGTTAGAATTAATGGTATGCTGAGATAAGATTGTTCCTCCATCGTTTTGATAGACTTGGTCAGTAGAAATGAATCCTCCAGACCTGCTGAAATACACATACTCATTGGAAGCTATATCTGTTTCCATATTGATTGTCTGAGTATCTGCTCCATCTTTTACGATACGGAACGCCAGATTGAATTGAGTTCCTGCTAGAGCATCATACTGCGTATATAAAGCATAAGGTACAGTCACAGTTGCAGTATACACCGTACTCGCTGCCGTGAATATGACCGCTTGACCTAATGGTATTTCTGCTATGATTGTGTCTACTGAATCATATATTGCATGTAATACAGGTCTCCATGTGTATTTAGTTCCGATATTAAGATTTGCAAGTCTGGTATGATATCTCATAACGGTTTGAGTGTCATAAGAGCTAGCTAATGGCGCAGTATAGAACAAATCTTTTTGTATTGCAGTAGTTCCTACGAGTGATATGCTTGCGCTAACATCTGATGTCGGTTTGGTCGCACCCATCGTAGTAGATGTATCCATATAGAAATATTGAATTACTCCTGATGGCATATCTCCAAGCTGTGCTGAAAAAATATCTTCAGTTTCACCTCTCTCAATAGTTATATTTGCTCCTGCTACTGAGTATTTTTGCTTTCCATCCAATGCATTTTGCAAATCAGTCTGACTGGCTAATGTTCCTGTGATGGCACCCCATGCAACTGCTGAGGCTGTAGGATTGGCAAGTACCCATGAATATGTTCCTCCCGATTCCCTGCAAGCATAGAAATAGAATTGAGTATATACGTCTGTTGCACCTATATATTGATATACTTTATCTACATAATCAATGGATGCTAGAGGTAATTCTAAAACCGCATTGAGTTGCGCTTCAGATTCAATATTATCTAGTTTTGATTTCAATATATCTGTAAAATCATTTGCAGATAATTCTTTACCTGAAACTTTATCTACTTTACCATCTAATGAAGTATATAATCCTCCACTTGTAACTGGATTCAAACTAGATTCTACGGGTGTAGAATCGAATGTTAATTCAGATTGTTTTCCATTCCAGGATGATATTTGTACATCTGTTACAACTCTGTGTGTGGAATCATCGGATAAATCAGACAGTGTGGTAGGAACATATATATTTACATTCTTTCCTATTATTTCTATTGGAGTTGAATTTTTAGAGATGGACTCTATTACATTTACTTGTGCACCTGTAGCGATATTCGTAAGCTTTATTTCAAAATCATCTGTGAAATCATTAGTAGATAAGCCTTTTCCATCCACTTTATCAACTTTAGATTGGTTTGCAGTATATACTCCTCCAGAAGTTACAGGGTTGATAGATTCTGAAATCGGAGACGAATCAAAGGTCAATGCGTCTTGTTTACTATTCCAGTCACTTTTTTCTGAATCTGAAACAACTCTATGTGTAGAATCTTCAGATAATTCAGATAAAGCAGTAGGAACCAACACATCTACACTTTTATCTGTATTTACGAGAGCTACACCATTCTTTTTTACAACTTCTATGATATTAACTTCTGCATTTGCTTCAATCCCATCTACTTTATTTTTGTAATCATTGGTAAAATCATTAGTGGATAATTCTTTACCTGCTTCTTTATCTACTTTGAGTATCAAAGAATCATGAATCCCATTGGACGTTACAGGATTTGTACTATCTTCTGTCGGAGTGTTGTCAAACGTTAATTGGTCTTGTTTATTATCCCAGTCAGATATCTGAGTGTCAGTCACTAATCTATGGGTGGAATCGTCAGATAAATCTGATAAAGCAGTAGGAACATATATATTTATGTTTTTGTTTATAATTTCAATAGGTGTTCCATTTTCAGAGATGGATTCTATGATATTGACTTGAGCACCTGTTTGTATTGTTGCTAATTTGTTAAAGTCTACTTGAGAATATATAGTCATCCAAGAAGTAATCTGAGAAGGGTCTGCACCAACACACAGATAAATATTCTTCTCATAAGCTCCTGCCGTTATAATTGCAAAATCAGGAGGAGATGCTGTTGTTAAAGTGGTTAGCAAACTAGGGTCTGTTATGAAGAATTCGTCTACTATGACTCCTCCTGGAATGAATCTGGAAGGAATCAAAGAATCTACTAGATACGGCATATTCAATATGACTTGTTGTGTAGCTCCTGAAAGAGTAGTGAATGTTAGAACAGGGCGGTCTTCTTCTGCATCTTCTGAATATTCTGTGCTGATATGTGCTTTGTTTGTTAATTGTAAGACTTCATTAGTATAAGTAGAATCATCCGATGGGGATATTACAGGAGAATAGCTAATATAAATCTGACTTTGTTGCGATAACTCTATTGTAGTATAATCTTCAGATGTGAATTGTATATTAAATTTAAGATTGGTTTTTGAAGCATTAGCAGTTAATTCATAGGGTATCTGGAATATGTCACCTGTGATAAGATATCTGGGTTTGTATTTACCTAATATATCTGATTCGAGATAACAATCGAATAATATCTCTTTCGAATACGTATCATACATCTCTGGAAAATCAAAAGATAGAATAGTGGAATTATTGTCTCCTGCAACAGATTCTGCTTGTTGACCTGTTAACCTAAGTTTTCTAGTATCAGAACCTTCATAAATATATTTCACTGTTTGCATGAGAAGATACCCTGATACAGGATATGATATTTAGAAATATAAAGAAGAGGTTTATGTTTTTTCAGGCAGATTATATGTAGGGTATGAAACGGTTTGTGGGTATCCTTTCTGATTGACTGTATCAGATACTTGAAGATTAAAGTTATCTATATATTGACAACATAATTCTGAATACTCTAAATCTACATTGTTACGAACGTTGCGAGCATATTTGAGATAGTCATCATCTGTTGCTGAGTGAAGTTTTACTCTTTCCTGTAAACGCTCTTCAACTGTCCATATTTTCACTTCGTACTGCTCTTTTATCAATTGTCCATCTTTTACTTTCCAAGCATAATGTTGCCTTATTGCAAATGTATTATTATATGTGGTATCATCTACTTCTATATTGCCCACAGATTCACTTTGCTCAAAATGCAATGGATACCTATCACAAACCCACCCATCTATATTATAATATATCTGTTTCATATATGACCTCTTACGCACCTACTACTTGCCCTAACGTCATCCATATTATCTTATTACATCCATTAGGAATTCTTACTACAAAAGACGTAGTTGATTTACTAACTATTTTTAAATCTGTTCCTACTGTATTGTTTGTATATGGAATTGCCATCGCATAATAATATGTATTTATATATGTATGACCTATGGTGATTGTTTCATCGGTATTATCGTCAACATCTGATTCAGAATATGTAATTTCACAAGGATATATTGGGCCACCACTCATCTTTTCAGTGATTCCAATTCCATAATTAGTTACTCCGTTTTGAACAATACTGCATTTATTAGCAGTTCCTGTTCTGAATCCCATATATATTCCATCATTATTCACTGTAGTTCCGCCTGTGAAAAATGTATCCGCATGTAAAACAGAATGAACAGCAGTTGAACCATAAATATTATTTGAAAACGCAGAACCTGTATCAGAACCATAACCTATTGATATCTTTCCATATCCTGCACTTCCACTTTGACTTGCTTGTAATACTAATTTATTTGTATTGCTAGTAGTATTATATGCTCTTAAGTATATGCCATCCTCAGATACAGAATATAGATTTCCGATAATATTGTTGCTACTATCTGTGAAATTGATTGCAGAATTGGAAGAGTATGTATAATATGATTTTACAGTCAATCCAGACCCATTGAGTTTGATATATGGTGTGCCTCCGTTGTATCCAGTGTTGTATGTACCAGCAGTATCTATGGAAGCTGTTAATGTAGCTCCGTTATATACTTGCATTCCAGTCGAATTGAGTTTGATTGCTCCTCCACCTGCAATGATATTACCATCAGAACCAACCGAACATTGCAATACTGAACTGGTATTATATGTCTTAAGACCATAAGAATTCAATAATACTGCACCAGACCCTGCCGTGATGGCACCATTAGAGCTGATAGAGCACTGAAGCACCGAACTGGTATTGTAAGTCCTCATACCATTATCATCGAGCACCACGGCTCCTCCACCTGCCATGAATTTACCATTAGAGTTGAAGTAAGCCTGTATCACTCCGTTGTCATAACCTGCTAATCTGTATAAGCTGACATCGGAGTTCTTCTCCATTATCAACCCAGTGAATCCTGCTCTATCGTCTACCAATTTAGATAATGTCTGATTTCCTACAACAATCTTGGAGACGGGCTTATCCCACGTAATAGTATCCTCAGTTCCTTCTTCAGTGGCTGTTTGAGCCGAGGAAGTCAATCCTGAAATCTGACCCTGTGCATCCATGAATTGAGGGTTTCCAAAAGTCAAAGTTGTTACACAACTAGGATATGACAACATAATGCAAGACAGAGGAACGTTATACATCGTCAATCCATTCTGCACATCTTCTATCACACCAAGCATAGTATATGGTGCGAATCTGCTTACTCTTTGATTGCCATCATCGACATAATCAAATCTAGTCCACACTCCGCTTAAATACTTATAGAAAGTTATCATGAATCCAGCAGATACTTTTCCTATATCTCCTTCTTGAACAGAAGCATCAGTAGGCAATCCTGCCACCGATGATGCAGTCCATTGATATTCGCTGACTTCACTTTCGCTTCCTATCTCAGACATCGTGAACTGAATCGCATCCATCGGCTTATAATTGGTTACAATCCTATTCAAAGCTATCTTTCTGGTTTGAAGATTCCTATCGTAGTTATCTGTAGTTGCAGGGTCTGTCGGATTGCTTTCAGGATAAGGAAGATAAATTGAATCTCCTTCTTCATTCATGGAAACATCACTGATGGCGATAGTGGTCGCATAGTTCTCAGCCGTTACCATCTGACTCGTTTGAACATAAGTAGAGCCTTGGTCTTCATTATCTATGATTGTGTAGATGTCTAAAGATTTGATAGTGGTAGGGTCTCCTTCTGTTAATTGTGTATATGCCTCCCCATTATCTAAGTGCATCTTATAGAGATAAGAATACTGAGATGCTGAATTGGAAGGATTATAATCTGCAAAATATGCATTATCATAGAAAAAGGGGATACGATTAGATATATATCCTATGGCTTTTATAGCATCCCAACACTTGACTATGTCTACACGACATTTGATGATGTCGTTCTCATCCAACAATACTGATGCATTCTTTATTGCTTCAATCTCTTCAGAAGTATATGTATCTAAGATGGGAATGGTTGCTGTTGTAGGCACTTGTGTGTAATCATACATGTATCCTGTGTCGCAAACACAAGTAGGAATTGTATATCCAGCACCATTGACTGCAACGAATCTGAATAAGTTAGTACCATTTCCCATAATATAATTTGTAACCACAGAATAAACTGTATCCTTGAGAGATACTGTAACGCTGAAGTCCACATAATATGATGGCAATGTAACTTCATTGAAATAATATCTGATTAGATATATGCCTTCATCTGTAACTGAATCCGTTAATATAGTTAAAGGATTAGATTTAGCTACATCATAGCTCATATAAAAATATTTCACAGTTGATACAATCTCGAAATTTATAGAGCAGATTGAACTCAGATTGATAGAACTTTTAAGTTTATATGCCTTATTATAGCATAAGAATGTGATAGTATCCTCTTCAGAATCATGTCTCTCTATATACATATCATATGATTCACCATATGCTTCGACATGGATTGTAGTTTTCCCATTTATGATTGCAGGATGTGTTAATCCAAATTGACTCCAATACAAATCATCTGAATTGAAATATGCTTTCTTAACTAATACTTCAGCCATTGCGAAAGGCTGATTCCTTCCATATGTATAATTTATACGAGAAGTAATGGTAGATATGTCGTATGCTATTCCTTCTGCATCATATATGATTACTATGGGTTCTGAAACTGTACTCATGTTACTATTTCTCCTGGTGATGCTGTATATGGTTTATACAATGTTTCTCCATATTTGAATCTCTCTGTAAGAGTTATAGAGTATTCTAATAATCCTGGAACGGTATCGCTGAATGTGGCAGACATTGCCGTAACCGCTACATTCCATCCTTTCTGACTCTCACTCCCATCGGGTACAAAGTATATAAACCTATTGTCGGTAGGGTCCGTATTCCCTATATAAAAACAGTATCCTTTCAATACTACTTGTATCTTCGATAGAAGCCATGTTAATCCTATATAACAATATCCATGACCGTCGGGAGAATTACCTATGTCTATATCTGTTGCAAAATTCAATTCGGTGTTTATGAAATCCCAATTGGATATCGTCTCTTCCCAGTCATATCTTTTCCCTGTAATTTTGAATGTGCGTACTGGACCGCTTGTATCGAATATCTGAGTGCGCGATGCAGGTTTGTCAGGCAACCCCATTGTACTGGTAGTACCAGAGATAGACATGCTGATTGAATCCACATGCTTTAATTCCCAAGGACACAAATATATATTGTGCAAAATTCCAAAGGAATCTGTGAATTGAATGTATTTTTTAACCGTTGAACCTGGTGATGTCACTCTTGTGACAATCGCATACATGTTGGATATTGTAACGATGAGGTCTTTTGATGGGGTGGATGTTTCTTCGTTATACGTTATGGTGACATATTCTAAAGTAGCAGTGGATAAGACAGAGGATGATATTGTCAACGAGAAATGCGTAGATTGGTCCGTAGTGCTCTTAGTCCAAGGATAAGAAGCCGAATATGTAGTTTCAACTGAAGTACTATTATTTATATATGTAGCAGACATCGTGAAGCTTCCCTGCGTAGAAGGACGATTTATCGCATCAGGTTGAACCTCCACTAAACATACGCAAGATAAGACTACACTATAAGCTGTACTTAAACTAGACAACATTCCTGTGGGCGTAGTTATGGTGAGCGATGCATCGCCTGAGGGTCTGGTGAAAGAAGTATATGCAGATGTGTCTGTGATGATGGCTGGAAATTCAGAAGAACCGAATATATAGTTGACATTAGATACAGATGTAGAATACAAATTCAATATAGCAGACATAGTAGATGTCGTGTTAGAGTATGTTGCATTTGTTGTAGTCGATGCTATCATTGGATTATTAGAACCGTATGTTCCCAATCTGAACGTATATGCTGAATCTTCCATTTTAAGTACTTCCTGACGTATTATAGCCTAATAATGCATTCCTCTGTATAAAGTTCAAAGATACATCTATCGAATTAGGACTCTCCAAATCTAATGTTATATCTATCGAATTGATGAATACGAATAGAGATTTGGGTTCGGTCTGCAATTCTGTTCTTTTCTCAATAATCTCTAAAGGAGTGAGATTGTCATAATCGCTTTTCTGCATAGTTGTAAGATTATACATTCTTAGAACATATGCGCTTTGTGTCATCTGAATTGCTGTTCTCATTGCGATTATAGCTTCAATGAATGCTTTGTTGGAGTATGTGTTAGGGTGGTCATCATCCGCATCAGATGGGTTCACACGGGTGCTTGTAAGGGCTATCTGCATGACTGCACCCGCTGTGCCATCTACAAACACGGCTGTACTCGTGTCTTGCCCTAGAACGCCCACTGTTGACGATGTATAAGAGATTGTGAGAGGGAGTGTCGATGCACTTCCTATGAACATGAAATTAGAATCTGCAACATAACCTGTATTGTCCGCAGGTACAGTTGAAATCCATAATGAGTATTGTCCGTTTAAAGACATCTAATCACCTGAAATATCCTTTGTTAGCCACGTTAGTCACATTCTTGCGTACAACCTGTTGGAAATCTGTTTTAGACATCACATCTCCTGTCAATTGCACCACTATTGTGTTATCTTTTCCTACTCCTTCTAATTCTTCATCTGTCAATCTGTATTCTCCTTCTCCGCCTTCCCCTGCAATTACTGGAATTCCTCCATTATATGCAGGAAATTTACCTCCGTTAGCAGCAGCTGTAAGATTAAGATTCAAATCCCCTGCATCCGAACCTGTGGAAGTAGTGGCTAAATTTGACAACGATTCTGATAGCTTGTCAATCGCTTCAAAATCTGTATCGGATAATGTTGTAGAATCTGAACTGCTCCCTCCTACGAAATTCATAAAGAAATCGGCGATTTTCAACATAGCTTTGAATACTGCTGTAATAGTTGTAACTAGATTGGATGCATTGTTCTTAATCCACCCCATCACATCCACTCCGAACTGCAAGAATATTTCTAGTAATCCTGCATTCATCAAAGCTTTGAATGCAGCCAATCCTTGTGTAATGAAATTTAATAATAGAACTTTGTTCTTTACTATGTCATTTACGAACGATATTGCGAAATCCAATAAATCTGGCATCAACTTCAAAATCTCTGGAAGAAACTCTTTTATGAATTGAACTGCTAATGCCGTAGCCTGTTCTAATAAACTAGATACTATGGATTCCAATTCTTCGTTTGTTATTCCTGTCAAACTGAAAAAATCAGAGAACTGCTGACCCGTTTCAATAGCCCAGTCTAATAATTCTAATACATAAGGTAATAATACTAATGCGAAAGAATTCATAAACGGCATGAAGAATAATGTGAATGCAAGATTCAGCAATTCTAACATGGCTTTGAGGATAGGAGATGTGAGTGCTATCTTTTTGAACAATTTGAATATGGATGTGAGTGTAGAAGCGAAGATGTTGAATCCAGATTGAATAGCCTGAACCGCAATAGATATGATTGATGAAATTACCTTTAGAATTGCAGAGGCTAATGAAGCTGCAACGGCTGCTGATGACTTTCCACTTCCTTCTTCACTATCGCTTCCTCCGAAAAATGAAGATATTATGCCTGAAATTGAAGATAATAAAGACGATAAGAAGCTGAAAGCAGATGATATACTCGCTGCCATCCCACTCATAATTGATATAATCGCACTCATCGGGTCTTCAAGCATATTGCCGAATCCTGACATAATTGCAGCTCCTGCTTGACCAACAGAAGCCATAAAAGAAGTCATAGATGCGTTGACAGCAGAAATCGTCTTACCTGCTACATCTACCAAATTATATAGTGTTCCCCATTTGGATTTACCACCACTGGATTCCTCATTTCCTGCACTAGGTGCGCTACCAGGATTTGATAGAGCAGGTTGCCCTTCTGTACTATTTGGAGAGACCGATGCTTTAACATTCAGAATATAAGCTTTAGAAGATGCCTGCTTCTCATGAGTTTGCTCATTAATCTTAGGAGAGAGGTTACTCATTGAAGTTCTGGCTTTCTCTCCACCTACTTTACGATATACATCTAAAGAGCTTGCAACATCTGCAACACCAGACATTATCTTATCTAAGGCTACTAAACGAGAAGTGTCTCCTTTAGCGGTAGCAGAAGCTCCCTCTTTATCTGCTGTTTTCTTTATATCCCTTAATGTTAAATATACTCCTTTCAGAGTACTCTGAAAAGAAGCAGATTGAGAAGAGTACAATTTGTATTTTTCTGATTCATCTTCGCTGACACTCGCAATAGTTTTGATAACATCATCTAAAGATGAGGCTTGTACTTTCATCTCTGTCGAGTTCTTGTCTAAAGAATCTGTAAGGGATTTGATTGAACGCATGACCTCATGGTCTAGTAACAGAGCACTCTGGTCCAACTTATCGGCATACGTCCAATCCCCTGGCATTTATTTACCTTCCTTTCTTCTTACCGAACAGAGCTTCTTTTAAAGCACCCACCATCATCTTGGATGCTCTCTCTTCTTTGGCATAATAATCTACAATAAGAAGTTTCATGTCTTGAACGGTCATATTATCCCAATCTTCAGAAGTTTTACCTCCGTTCATCATCCACTGAGCTTTAATAGAGAGTAATTGTATCTCGGAATTATCAGTTCCATTAACTATTCCTCTTCTATAACCTTCCATAGCTCTTATTTCTGAACCTTGCCACCTGTCCGCGCTAAAGGGAACTGTATGCCTTCCTGGATTGCGACCATAATGTCTGTAAGAGTTTCCATCGGCAAATCTGATAATTCTTCATCTGTAATCGGTCTGAATGTGCCATCTTCCTCTTCAACGAGAGTACTGAGCTTGATATTGAACATCGTAGCTTTTATCTTATATTTCCCAGATATTAACTTCTGCAAATCTTCCTCTGTTTTCCACCCGATACCGTCTTTAGAGGCGCATTCAGTAATGTAATCTATCAATTGCATATTTGCAACACCTTTGGGAAGGCTGACACGAAGACATCCCTCTCCGCCATACTTAGTCATATCTATCTTTTTTCCAATCGAACTCGGTACTTTGAATGCTGTCATTTTTTCTCTCCTTTAAATAATATGTTTAAGCAGGTACATATCCTACTGCGAATCTGATTTTTCTTGCACGTAAATCTGGCTCATCCATAATCGCACTATCTACGTTCAATGTTCTGTTTTCACTTCCAACATAAACGGTTGTCAAATCAACATCTAAAAATATAGTCGCAACAGTCGTTCCTGCTGAAGTGTCATCCGACCTGAATTTCATATAAGGAATGGCGTTGGGCTGTTTTGAAGTTGTATATGCATTTCCTATCGTAACTCCGCTTACAGCTTGGTCTGCAAAAGTAGTTCCATACATATAGCTGAGATATTTATTAGGATTGTTGGAATAGGTGGATGTGCTCAACTCCACTGTCTGTGTTCCGATACTAAACGATGAATAATAATTCTTCAAACAGTTACCGCGCTTTTCAGAATTGTTGGAAAGAGTGACACTCATAGAATCGGTTTGTGCAATCGGCACATACCCTGCGCCAGTATCTGTGTCCACACTCAAACATCCTGTTGCAAGAACTGTTGTAGGAACATCTGAAAGAATAGCGTTATAATCAAAAACATAAGAAGTTGTTGAAATCCATTCATTCAATGCAACTCCTTCAATAGAGAATTTTACAGCTGCATCACTGCCTGATTCCTGAGTGATAGTGAATGAATCAATCATACAGCCTGTAATCACACCATATTCATTCAATCCGCCAAATGTTGTATTGCTGTTGATAATTTCATAACCTAAATCAAAATATGTAGGTCCATCTAGATTAACATATGAATAAACATTAATATTCATGCCTGCGGTAGCAGTAGCTGTTGCCTTATATGTATCAAAATCATATTCTAAGATGGGTGTCGTATATGTAGTTCCGCTTGTAGTTACATAGCCCACTGTCGCGCTTCCTTCTGCCAGTGCAAATGTAGATGAGGATGTAATAAGAATAGGCTGAGACAATACTCCGTATTCCAGCCATCCAGAATACTCTGGTACAAAAGCACCACTCAATGAAAATGATACTTCGTAATTTCCTGATGTTTCTGTAGTGAATTCACGATTTCCGATATCGGTAAGATAGTTATTGTTTCTGCTACGATTTATAGAAATCTCGATTCCAGCACCAACTCTCTGAGTGAGATGATGAAGACAATCTTCTTTCGTGCTTGCAGTATAATCTGACCTGAATATGGGTAAGCGTGTTCCGCTTATACCGCCTCCTACATAAGGTAACTCGGCAGGACCTAGACCTGAGGGTCTTGTAAGTTTACCTATTCCAACATTTGCTCTATATCCTGACATGAGTTAACTCCACCCCATAAGGGGTTATAAATTAGGATATGTGATTTAGAAATATAAAAGGTCTAATCACTGAAAAACATAAGAATAAGAAGAGTCCAAATCTAAATCTTCCACTAGCTTCTCTATAACTTCTTTGTTATATACTTTACCTTTACATCTGATGATTATATTATTACAACCCCTGAATTGAGACAGCTTAGATTCAGGCACTATATATTCCCCCTCTCCTGCCTCTGAAATCAATCCTACGATTCCACCTACAGATGGGGATATTTTTCCTCCGTTCGCGAATGCTTCATATTGGAAACCCTCCAATCCTTTGAAAACTTGGTCATATATCACCCAGTATGCAGCTGCTCCTGCTATGGCACCTGTAGCGGCTCCTACAGCGATACAGACAGGTATAGAGGCACCGAAGGTGAACCACGAACTCATAGCTCCTGCAATGGCTCCTGCAATGGCTCCTGCAGCTGTACCTATCCCTACGAGTAATGCAAACGTCCATAGTTCTATATCGCTTATAAATATACCTACGGCTTGTAAACATAATTTACATAAGCTTAGTAAAAAGTTCACACAATTCGTGACAGTTTCAGAATTTTTACTCATCCATGTAAAAAACGCTGTTCCATAATCTATAAGATTCACTATAAGATTCTCTTTTATCATAGTCGTAAATGCAGATATGCCTTTAGACAACATCTGGAATATCAAATCTTTATTATTTAGTATAACCTCTATGAATCCTAACACAAATTCTAAGAAAGGCTTAACTAAAGGCACGAAAACTGGTAGGAAATCTTTCAAGAATTTAGTCGCCAATTCTTCTAATTCATCTACTATATTTGACATCGCATCATTAAAAGCTTCATCCGATTTCAATTGAGAACGATAATTAATACCTAACTGCACTCCTGTAGTAATCATGATGGAAATCATTGATGTTATTGCATTCATTATAGGTGTTCCGAATACAATGAAGAAAGTCACAAAGAACAAACTGCAAACCAATTCTATATAAGACAGTATCCCCTCTAATACTTTAGATGTTTCAGCTATGGATTTCATGATTTTCATTATAGAAGTCAATAATGAAATGAACAATGTAAATCCTAACTGGAACATAGAAGAAATAAGAGATGTGATTCCACTAAGAGAATTAGCTATAAGCTCCATAGTTGTTCCTAATGATTTCATAAATGTGTTGGATGCATCTTCCGCCTTCTCCGCTCCCCCCTTCTTTTTGTATGCTTTAGATATCTTATCTAATCCTGAACTGGTTGCGTCCGTTACTGTTGCTCCTATGTTGATTGCATAAGATGTCATGGTAATATATCCTGACATTACTTCTATTATAGCATGTAACGGTCCTGCTTTCAAATCACCGAATGAAGCTCCTAACTGAGATGCTCCTTGATTCAATAAGCCTGAACTATCATTCATTCCTTTTACAATAGTTTCCAAACTTGCATTTATAGCATTACCTACTTTGAGATACTGACCTAAGAATATAAGCATATAAGGAGGTTTGACTAATATATCTCCTGTGTCAGATAGATTCTTCATCGAAGTATCTTTGACTCCACCCACATTCATTACAAATAATGCTTGGAAATTAGATAAGTCTACCCTTTTCTTATAAGCTTCTCCTTCTGTCCAAGTATGTTGTGTTTTTATATAATTTTTACTGGTAATATACTGTGCCGATTTGAACTTCTTATCCTTATTGAATATGGATTGCGCTGTTTGAATATGTGCTATCAGAGATGCGAGTCTCCCTGCATTGAGGTCATCTCCGTGCTCGTGTAGATTTGTTGCTATTTTAGAAGATGTGGAAATGAGCTTAGAGGATACTGCATTGACACGGCTTTTACCTGTGCTCTTCAAATCATCTATTTCAGACTTATAATCAGATTCTAATTGTACAATCTTTGATATTTGTGTGTGTTGCAACCTACTAGAATATTTTATACTGTTTGTAATTTTAGATAGGTCTGATTCTATCGCATTAGTACTCCAATCTATATAATCGAAATCTATGTTGGAATTGTATTTGCTCATAAAATCACCTGTAAGATGCCCTGTTGTATTCATCACTTATCGCAGCTTGAATCTCTGTAGAGATATTATCTACACCATAGATGTCTCCCTGAAATTCCAATATAATTGTGTTGTGTCCTCTTACCATTCCCATTCTAGATTCAGGAATTATATATTCTGTCTCTTTCTCTCCGACTATTATCATTTTACCACCAGGAGTTGAGGGTATATATCCTCCTTTTTCAAATGCAAACAGAGATTCGTAGAAAACCAATCCAATCAATGCGCCCAATCCTGCTCCTGGTATTCCAGATTTAGCAACTAATTCAGCAATTGTTTCAGCTAAGAATCTCTTAGACATAAATTGTCCTATTACTTGAAGTGTACCTCCTGCACCAATGAATGCTAAAGCAATTGAAATTAGTGAAACTATCGCAGCTCCTAATAGTACACAAAATGCCATAAGATGTTTTGTCACCCATGACATGAATCCCAAAGCCCAATCTGCAACGGTAAAAGTATATTTAAGAACTTTTAAAATCGCATCGTTATTATTCTTCAAAAACTTCATGGCTTGCACTCCGAAGGATAAGAACACTGCTAGGATTCCATTTTTCAACATAGCATTGGCTGCATCTATGCCGTATTTTACCATATCACATATTGTTTGTATATTGTCTGCGAATACACTCATCATGAATAACGCAAAACTTAATAAATTCGGGATTAGTTTAATCATATCTGGCAAAAAATCCTTTATAAAACTTATAGCCAATTCTTTTATCTGTTCATCTGAATCACTTAAAAACTTGGCTATACTGGTAAGTATGGTGGTCATGGCTTCTGAAAACGTAGAAAACAATTGCCCGTTGAGAATCATTTGAGATAAGAATGAAAAGAATGTTGTCAGTAAGGAATCACCTATCATAGTAAAGAATGGCAAGAATATCATGGTAATTATCAATGTGACTATGTTTGAAATCTGTTCCATGAGCTTGGATGTGGATGCTAAGGTTTTAAGCATTTTCAGAATTGTACTTAAAATTCCTGTGAACATGGAAACTCCTGATTGAATAACAGATGAAATCACAGACATACCTAATGCGAAAGCCGTGAATATAGCTGATATTAAATTGATAATCATCGTCACAACCTGTGTTGCAGAAGATGCTTTACCTGTTGCACCTGTTTTCCCCTTCATCTTCCCTACGATAGAGAATATCTCACTACACAATTCGATAGAAGAAGATACTACCAATAAAGCTGCGGATATACCTTTAGTCATACCTGACATAAAAGACACTAAGGATGATGTAACTGAACTAACTGGATTTGCCAATCCTGACATCATATCCTGTGCTCCATCTGAAAACAAAGAAACCGCTTTGCTCATCTCTGCATTCGTGTTCATCAATGCTTGACAGAATTGTGCTGTTGTTTTAACAAATTCAGATACGACTGGTGACTGCAATGCAGTGATGATTTCGCCAGGGGGTGCAGGTCTGCCATCCTTCATCTTTTCAACGGATTTGTCTGGATTGACAGCCGTTGCTTTGGGTGATTTGGTTGCTTCAGGATATTTTCCTTCCACTTTGCCTACTTCTGGAACGTAGGGGTTTCCTCTAACGTGATACTTCTCCCCAGCACGTATGGATATGATTGCGGATTTAACGGTGTCCACTACCAATTCATTGATAGCTTTACGATAATCTTCATTGGAATCAGCATCATCTATCATGCTTTTAGCTATTCTTCCATATGCTCTTTTGTCATCGGAATCTATCGCTTTCTGAATAGAAATAGAATTAGAATCTGCACTACTTGCAGGTTTGCGTTTCTTGGTTGCATCCTGAATAGAAGATTCCACACAACTTTCTATGAATTGTTCTTCCGCTTTGGCTTCTTTCAATCTCTGATTATTTATGGCATTTTTGAATTGATTGTCTATCCTCTTGAAATCGTTAGGTGTACCCTTCATACTGTCTATGTTCTTCAAAATCTTATTGATAGAACTTTTACTCATTCCTAAAGCAGAAGCTCTTGCGGATACTTCTTCTTTCTTGGTTCTTTTCTCATAGTATAATTGGGTATAATGCTGTGTGTATTTATTCCCTACAGATTTTCCTACACCTCTGGTTTTATATTTACCTTCACCGAATACAGTAGATGCTAATTGTGTTAATTCAACTAATGTTTTCCTTACTTGAGCCTGTCCGCTTTTAGATAGCTTTCCGCCATTAAGTGCTAATTGAAGAGACTTGGTAGCATCGTTTATTTGATTCTTCAGACGTTTCAAATCCGATTTGGGGTCTAACGATATGCGCTTGAAATCTAGTTCGAACATCTTGCTTTTCAAGTCATACCCGTTACCGTACTCTTCCATGAAGTTTATCAGATGCTGATGAGACTTTATATACGTTGGAATCTCTTCTTCAAAAACATCTAATGTATCTTGCAGTTTGGAAGTTAGTGCTGATTCTCTTTCAGATTTAGAATCACCTATGAAATTATCTTCTAACTCTGGTGTCGTTGGGGTTTTTCTAGCAGATGCTTGCTTTATCTTCTTATTATTTTCTCTTTCTGTTTTCTTTACTCTTTTGAGCGATTCTTCTAAGGATGTATCATATTCTCTCTTGGTATTGGATTCTCCCATCCTTCCGTAGTTCGCTCTTCTAGGCATGATTCCTCTTAGATTTGATGACCTGCTAAGCTGACATTAGGAAGCATCTGGTAATATTTCTTCAATTGTATCGTGATGTTATATCTGAAGAAATTATAAGTAGGATAAATAGGGGTGTATGATGAGAACCACATCGTTTGCCAATCATTCCCTGGACGGATACGGTATAAAGCCAGAATCTTCATGATTTGGTCAACTGCTGCTAAAGACAGTTCTCTGCTCATGGTTTGTATATTCAATCTGATATTACGATGCTGTGTAACACTATCGAATGAAATTCCTCTGGGCTCATTCACAATCTCATCAGCATAGATTTTTACTGCAATACATCCGCTTCCATAATCTATCGAAGCGATATCTGTCTGGTCATTGAAAAACAGAAGAGTTTTGTCCTTCATCAATCCCTCTGCCCAGTTGTTTTCCAATATGTCATGAATCATTTGACCATCATCATCTAGAAAACCTTCTTCACCATACTCGTTAGTCATTATGATATCCTCTAATGATATAGGGTATGATGTTTAAAAATATAAAAAGAAAGAGTTTATATTCCGCCAGTGATTACGTAATCGGACCAGGGTCTCATTAAATCTTTTAATTCCCATGTCCACATGTTGATTGTCTCCGACCTCAACGGGTCGAATCCAGGAGACTGCGCGAACTTCTGTCTGAACCAATCGGTTTGAACTATGAGCATAGCTGTTTTTAACAGTGTTGCACGTTTGATATCTTTAGGAACAGGACCATAACCATATCTATATGTCACTCTTACGGCAAAATCCTTCTGCAATACGATAGACTTTATGAACATGATACCATTACGTCCATCCATCCAAACATTATCTTGCGGTACAGTTTCCCAACTGCTTCCGAACAATCTTATCTCTACTAAATCACCTTTAGTATAATCTATATCTCTAACCTTAACTCTGGTCAACTTGACGGGTGCTCCCCTATATAGGTTGTTGGATGCAAAATTTCCACCAGAAGGAATATATATGCTGTAATATGCTCCTGCGCCTGTTAATCCCGTTTCAACGTTACGTATCTCTCCATCGACCCTTCTTTCCGTCCATGCTTGTCTAGTAGTGTTCTCGATAAAAGCTTCCGCTTCCACTATACGATTAGCTAGAATATTATATGAAGGTCTGGATGTTTCTGATACTTTGAATGGTGCACCGCTATTAGAATTATCTACCATCATCAAGAAATCTGCAACTTCTTGGGGAGTACAGTATGTAGGATTCTCAGATAGAGATAAATATAAATCACTCAAGGTAGCTGTAAATGCTCTGGATGATTTCGGATTCTTGATATGAAATCCTATTTTGACAACGAAGGAATCATTGAAATCTTCTGCTCTGACTAAAGCTGTTAGAAGCAACGTGTTCTCTTTTCCCAACAGCATATCTGTTAGCCCATATGTAGCGGTGATTCCGTTACAATCTTCCAAATATATCTCAAAGGTATCGAAGAAAGAAGGGATAGATGTTGCTTTTATGTTAAAATAAATCTTATTCTCATCAGAGATGGATATTCCGTCTTCATTGACATAATAGAACCATGCTTCATAATCTGTGCTCATGCTGTCAGATATGAATTTAAATTTTGTTCCACTTGTATCTATGGACGCAACAGTTACTGAGTTGATAACAACAGAAGATGTACCTTCATACCCTCCGAATTTAAAGACCCACGAACTTCCAGGATACAATACTTGTGTCATATCAGAATATACTCTCTATTGCGACAATAGCGGATGTTACTGCTCCAGCAGATACTGCTATGCTATTTATCCTCAGCATCGAATAACCTTCTACAGTTCCTATGTTGTTCAGAACAAATGTACTTGTACCTGTGCCTGTCAATGCGACTGTGAGATTAGATTGAGCTACACCTGCTTTATCAGGATAGTATCCGACAGTTCCTGCTAATCCCAAAGATAGTGTGATGTCGCAATCTGCGGATGCAGTACCGCAAACAGTCACACATATCTTCTTAGCTCCGTTGATATTCAATTCATTGGAGGGATTGTCAGGAACAGTAGTGACATCTGCTGTACTGTATTTCAGTGTCTCCCCTACTGCTCCCATCATCACCATTCGATTCACCCCTTCGTGATATACAAGACGTTAAGCCCTGTTATATCAGTACCTGCTGGTACTTCTGAGGGTACTGCGATATAATCAGAAGTATCAAGTTTACGTCCTATAACGTTTCCTGTAAATCCGACTGGCGTAGAATCGAGAAGATACTCGCAATAAATAGGTGTAGTCAAATCAAGTGTTTTAAGTACTTGGTCGTTGCTATCTGTTCCTGTTGCGATTGAGAAATATTCTATGAATTTCCCACCGAGTATATTATCTCCATCTGCTTCAAGTGAAGTAGGTGAACTCAATGTTGTAGTTCCAGAACCAAAGGCAACATTGTTGATTGCTGTCGGAGTTACAAGACCTGTATCGAATACGATACCAACATATGTGTTTCCGCCCTTAAGAAGCTGTGCTGGAATACCTGCTGTGCTAGCAGCTACTGTATCGAAAACAGTTTTGTTGACCACTATGCAGTTATCTACAAAGCTAACTCCGATACTTGCATAAGCTGCTGGATAATCATAATCTGGCTCTGCACCTGCTGCACCTGCTGGTCTGAGAGATGCAGTCTGAGTCAATGCAGGTGAATATGTAGTAAGTGCGGAAGCAACAGGTGCACCTGTGGAGAATGCGATTTTACCACTCTCTCCGACCTGATACGCTTTGTATCCCCTTTCGGTTATCATGAATATAGCTGTCTGATTCAGTCCAGCATCTACTCCACCTGTCGTATAGGCTCCTGTGAATTGAACAATTCCTGTTTTACAATCCCCAAGCCCACCCCCCACAGAGGGTCTTACATTTTCAAATGATACCATTTAAATACCTCGAATATTCGATTAGGGTTAGACCCTATCTATCATAGGTATGTGATTTAGAAATATAAAGAATGAGAAACTCTCAGTTTCCTGAGAGTAAAAAGTTTGAATAATCGTGTTTACTTCAAGTGGACTATCTTTCCGAGACCTTTGAACATTCCCTTGTACTGAACCTCACCAAACTGGTTCATATCACAAAGTCTTGTGTATCTCTGGGTAATCAACGGGTTGTCGCTCATGAGAACATTAGGTGCTCTGAGAACTCCCATGAAGAGGTTCTCTGAATCTGCAAAGTACATTCTTGAGATACCATCGTCTGCGTGTCCGCCTGTGGTCGGTCCATATCCTTTTCCGACTTCTCTGTCGGGAATGATAATCATGTTCTGGTATTTTGCAACCTGGAAACCAGTCTCGCGACCTTCAAGAGTCTTGACACCGTTCTGGTCGAACTGAGCCGAAACCTGACCCTGATATCTCTGTTGAGGCTGGAGAATCATCTGCAATTTGGTCATTGTATCTGGACCAGTGATGATTACCTTACCCTTCGAGGAATAGTTATCCCAGTATGGGTTAAGCGTATTGATTGTGGTATCAATCATAGACAGTGTAAGCTGTCTGAGCGTAGCATCACCAGTCGTAGTTCCTGCCGTGTAGTTCGCATCGACATAACAGTTTATGTTATTGTCTGCAACTGCTCCAGAAGCTGCTGGATTCCTATATTTAGCCAGAGGCTGTGCCGAATCGGTGGATGGGAGTTGTGTGTACATCTTCCACGGAACGTTGTATCCTGCTGGAACGTACTGTCCTTCAGTGTAGTTGGAGATAATCCTATCAAGTGATTCTGCTCCCACATATTCTGTAGCTCCGTAAGGGTTGGCTCCAGTAGGTGTCGGGTCTTCTACACGTCTGAGCAAGTCGTTGTTGATTGTCCAGAGGAATGTATCGGCTTCGTTCTTGACCTGTGTTTCCCAGAGCATGACATCGTCAATCTGCTTGGAACCAATCTCTACCATACCGAGATTCATTGCGAATCTGTGTGCGAAAAGCTTATAAGGCTGTTCGAACTGGAGATAGTTTCCGACAACAGGGTTTGGTACACCTGCTCCTCTCGCGAGACCTGATGTCTGTGATTTGGTCATAGACATGCTCTCTTGGAATCTGTATGCTGTTCTGTACGGCTGTTGACCGATTGCAGTAAGTGCATATGCTTTGTTATATGCGAGGTTCTGAACGTAAGGTCCATAAACCGCATTCATTGCACCATCTGTATTAATTCCGATAGTTCCTTCTCCTTTCAATCTCTCAACGGACCTCATATCGTTTCCCCATGAGAAATCAAATACTTCTTCCATTGAGGAATAAGTAGGGAAAACCCCGTCGGATGTAAATCCTGTCATAATCGAATTCATTTTTCTTCACCAACTAATTTCTTTAAAAAGTTTTCAGGACTCGTACCGAAATACTGAAGGTAATCCTCTGTGCTAGGCTTGTCTGTGACATGCCCATCAAATCCTTTTACCTTCTCAGACGGATAAATCAATGAGACATTACTCTTATTGGTTTGCATTGCAGGAGTCAATGTTGCAAGGCTGATGACCTCGCTGTCTGCGTAATGCACGTCTACTCCCTTTTGTTTCAACTCTGCCTGTCTTGCAAACACCATCGCTTTGAAATCGACAACAGTCTTGCAACCTTTGGTCGCAACAATGTCTGGTTTCTCTTCGATAGGTTCTACAACGGGCACATCTTCTTTGGAAGTTTCTTTCACTTCCTCTTCGGACTTGTTTTCAACAACGGGAGCTTCAATAGATTCAGGTTCAACTACTGTATCTGTAACAGTCTCAGTATCTCCTTTCTTCTTTTCTTTATTCTCAGGCTCTTCCTTCTTTTTTAAATTAGGAATGCCGTCTTTCTTTTCAGAAGTTGCTTCTTCATTATCAGTAGACTCGGACTTGTCTTCCCCTTCGGCTGGTTTTTCTTCCTGCTCTGGTTTCTCTCCATCATCCGACTTGCCATCAGATTCTTCTTCGGGGTCGTCTTCGTCTGTAGACTGGACTTCCTCTTCAGTATCTTCGGATTCCTTTTCAGAACCTTCTGTTGGCTTTTCGAATTGAGGAGGTACGTCACCCTTGGCATCTGTCTCTTCCTTCGCAACACCATTCATGGGTTGTTCGATACTCTCTTCAGAACCTTCTGCGGTTTCTCCGAGAATTGCATCTGCTATACTTTCATCATGACCAGTGTTTTCGGCACTGGATGCTTCAAGCTTCATTATCCTGATATTTATCTGGTCAAGTAATGCTAACATACTTGCCATAGTGGATGCAATCATTGGTATGGAAGATTGGGTGTCAGACATAGCTGGAAGACCTTTGTCCTTCTCTACAGTTTGAGGAGCATCTGTAAGGGTTGCTTCTTCTGATTTTATCTCAGGAGTTGCTACCTCTTCTTTACAACCTGCTTGTTTCTCAACCATCTTGCTCTCTCCTTTCATCTTGCGCTGTTTTAGTTCTAAAAACGCAAGTATAAACTCCTTCCCAGATGTCGTTGTAAGAAATTGTTGAACCTCATCATCAGAATATCTGGATAATATGGTTGCAACCTTTTTCACAATGTTCTGTAAAGTAGGAGTCGGGGTGTTTTGAATTGCATTGACATCAATATTCTCATCAGTGAGGTCTAGCTTGTCAGTTGGGTTTGTGGTATTGTTGATGTGATGTACGCGAAATATATCGTGACATCCCCAAACACCAGCATGCTCATGCTGACCAGCAGGGCATTCGCCCTTTTCCACCTCATCATAGGATTCTTTCATGCCTTCTGCAATCGAGGATGCTACGGCAGGGTCTATTCTTCTTAAAGCTTCCAAGATACTGCCGATGTGCTTTTCCTCATCATGAATTATCTCGTTGAAAATAGCAAACACTTCTGTCTGCACCTCTTCAGTGAGATAATTGCCGAGTCTAATTGACTCCATGACTGTGTTATAACCGTGAATTGCTTCTTTTTCATCTACGATAAGATGCACTAAAGAATCTAACAATTCATCGGAGTTGTTTATAGGTTTAGGACAGATGAGGATTGAATCCCCATCATCCCCTTTGGACACTTCGAATGCCCTGTAATCAGGATACATAGAAGAAATCGTAGATTTGTCTTCTTCATCCAGTTTACCGTTGATTAAAATCATACCTTCGTTGTATGATGTCTCCAGACCCTTTTCACCCAGGGTTTGCTTGAGTTGCATGTATTTCTTTTTTATCGGACACACTTCATCATGAAGTTCGACCACGTATGAATCATCGCCTTTGGCGTGTTCATTCACCTCTACTGGATATGTACTTGTATTCCTAGGGCTTCTGACATTTGACAACTCGAACCAGTGTTCGGGAATCAATCTGAAATAACAATGATTAGAATCACATTCCCTTATTGATTTAGAGAACGAACCTATTGAATATTTGGTCTTACCTTCGAGGAATTCCTTCCATGCCATGTCATACATCGGCTTATCTCTGAAGTAATTCATGCATACTAAGATGCATGGTTTGCCTGTCCTCTCATCTATTCCTTTGAATACCTTCCAAGCAGTACCTACTACTTTATTGGAATGTGAATTGATTAGCAATCCCCCAGAATCTACAAAGAATTGACCAGCGTCTACATATGCATCTACATCTGCCAGGTCATTATCTAAATCTACAATCTCAGTAGAAACATTGGCTAACACATAACGAGATGATTCACAATACTTAACCGACTCCCATGCGCATTCTCTGCAAAATTGTTCCATAGAGAAGCAATTTCCAATATCTGCATCTAGGTCATCTTTGATTGAATCGAAAACCAGATTGTATTCTAATCTCCATTTTTCCTGGTCTTCAGGATGTAAAGAGTTACGTACGCCAGTAGGCAATTCCAAACAAGTAGTGTAACTCATCTTACAACAACTCCATGCTTTAATAGTATCTTCTTAGCATCTTCAATGCTAACTTCGACTTCACCCTTTGTCATCTCCATAAGATTGTCTCCGTGTGAATCGGATTGTTTGGACTTAGACATGTTATAACCATTATCGCCTTCGGACTCTGCTTCCATGTCTTCTACTCCTTGCCCTTCTGCTCCGCCTGCTGGCTGGAACAGAGACTTTATAGGGTCTAGTTTACGAGGGGTATAAGAAATCTCAATCTTGCCATCTTTCTGAGAGATGATGTCGAATCCCAAATCTTTAGCCATCTTGGCATTCATGAGGTTCTTGTTGAATTCCTCCGCTTCATCAATAGATTGATTATCAGGAGGTTCAACTACACGAAGTTCCCAGTCCACGATACCTTTGTATTTGGATTTGATGAATTTTAAAAAGTCGTTGACGTGCGTTCTGATTCCTACGAGATTCCTGTCCATTATATCCATAAGGCTGCTTTCGTTGGAATTTCCCTTCAGAGAATTGGTATCTCCTGTGAACAAACCAGACACTCCGAATATTGCAGATATTCTCTGTTGCAATTCAGATTTGACTGCCATCATCTGCTCTGTAGGATTGTCTGCCAAAGGATGCCATTTAGTACTTGTGACTTTATCTGAAGAAGGAGGGATACCGATAATAGGGATAGTATAAGGGTCATCCTTCATCTGTATCTTGATAGTCTGTGTGACTGTCGCTAATGCATCAGGACCTGCGTTATTGATTACGAATATACCTTGAGGATGCCCTACCGAATAATATTTCTCCACTCTCAATTCCATTGCAATCCATGCGCGTACATCTGATTCCACCAGTAAACTGAGTGGCAATCCATATGTCATTGAATCTACACCGTAATGACTGCAATAAATCTCTGGAGAAGCGTAATATTCTCCACTGGTCTCTTGTCCACCGTCATTCTCAAAGATGGACCAGCGAGCAGGATATATCCTTTTTCCATTAAAATATCCTGTATTCTTAATCTCATCTGAATACAAATCAACATTTGTAGTTCTATCATCAAGAGAGAACCCGTATCCGTCTCCTGGAGTTCCTGAATCATCGAATATCATTCTTGCTTTAGAAGGAGATAATGGGATGAACTGTTGCGGAATCTCTTCCAGAACGTTGACGTGTTCGTCAACCAGATAAACTGATTTACATAATATAACTGGTTGATTGTATGTTAAACTGATTGTGAGAAACGACCTGCATAATTGCAATAATGTCCATCCGTTCTCGTTCACCTTATCGAAAAGGCTTCCGCCTTCCCAGTTTATGAGAAGTTTCTGCTGAGTTGTGTCTGGTTTGAGCATATCTCCCTCAAAACCGCAACTTGAGCATAATCTCATAGAACGTTGGAATGTTTCACCACATCTAGGACATTTCGATTGAAATTTAGGAACCCATTCTATTCCGTTCCTCAATGCTTCCAAACATATCCTGATTACAACAGTAGATAGGATTGAACAATTGAAAAAATAGAATGAAGCTCTGCGATACTGGTCTACAAAATATTGAGAATTCCTATTCCTGTATTCTATATTCTTAGGAGTAGGTGCTGATAAGATATTAGACTCGAATACTTTACCTTGTCTAATAGGGTCTTTTAAGGAATACTGCTTTGTCAGAGGGTTTCCTATGATAGATAAATCGTCATAAATAGAAACACCCTTTCTACATTCTTGCAGTTCACTTATAATAGACATATCTGAATGAGTATATATCTCTTAAAAATATAAAGAGTGTTAATAAAAAAATAAAAAGTTTAAAGATGGATTATAATGATTTGACATCCAGCTTATCGTATGCAATAGAATGCTCTTCCATAGCAAATGTTAAGAATCCAAACCCGACATTTTCTTTGGTTCCGCCTTCTCTTTTGAACGTTTCTACACCCGTCAATTCACTAGGAATCTCATTGTCATTCTCTATATATAAAGGTTCATAAATATAGAATTTTCTAACTACATCCATATTTCCTAATTTTTCAGGAACTTTCATAAACCAAGTATATGTATTCGAATATAGTTTATATCCTGTTATTTTAGAAACTACCCTGAATGCATATTCTACCGAACTGTTTTTGAGGTCTGAATTCGGACCGACATCTTTTCTTGCTACAATTATATACATATTTTCACCTTCTGAATGCTCTGTTCTCTACCAATTTTCCAAACCAAGTCTGAGTATGGCATCTGCTACACTCTTGCGGAGGGATAGGCATCAAATACTTCATACCGCAGTGCGGACAAACATAATCTGGACTATCCACATCTGGAGCGACTTCTCCACCCAATTGATTGAATGCTTTTTCTTGAATAAGGTCATGCATGGAAATATCTGCCAATCTGAATTCACCAGCAGGTAGATTTGTTGTGATATCATCTCTGAATTCATCATCAACTGTTCTAACACGTCTGGTTCTTTCGTCGCGATATGATTTTACAATCATCTTATCCAATGCCTGGTCATCCTTCGGAAGCGGTCTGTTGAACGGTGCAATCATCTTTTAATCTCTCCTGTTTGTTTTGCCTTCATACGTATCTTAGCTAATTCTCTAGCTATTTCCCATGCACCATCAGGATTTACCCAATTTACAACATCAGACGATAAAAATGGCGAGTTGCATCTAGGACATCTATCTTCCGCCACTCCGTATTTTGAAAATACAGCGAAGCAGGAAGGGCAGATAACAGGGTTATCCGCTCCATACTGCATTTGTTTGAATTGCATTCCAGACATGATAAGCACAAATAAATGTAAATATATAAAATATAGTTTACCTTTTCCTTACATACACCATATCTGCATGAGCACAATTCATACAGCACATCTCTCCAGCTTGGTCCAGCATATCAAGATTATCACAACTAAAATCTGCATCTACTGTATCCATGTCGTTCCAACAGAAACAAATCTTAGGCAACACCATCTCGATAGGTGTGGCTTCCTGAACAGGAACGAACTCTTCTTCTTTTACAGAAGTTTGAGGAACATTATTCCCCCAAGGTGAGAATGTCTGAGTGGTTTTAGGTGTTGTAACAGGAGTTGTAGCAACTGAGATAGTAGGTTTGACTCCTCCATTATTAATAGGCAATTCCTGCTTACTGCAAGTGTGCGCTCCATCTTCATCCACATAGAAATAAAAGGTCTGACTGCAATGCCTTCCTCCTACTTCTGTATTCCAATCCCCGACTCCCATCATGTAACTTGCTTCTGGCAAATCCAATGTAATTTCTACTTTTTGATTACCAGGGATTCTTTTTCCACCAATCATCGTATTATAATTGACAAAGGACGTGGAATCCATATTCTTCAACCACCATGACATTTTAGTGGCTTTACCGTTAGATTCCAACGCGTTATATTGTTCGTTACTCAACCAATGCTCTCCGACTACTTCACAATTTACCATATATATCAATCCTGTTAGCCTTTATTAGTATAAATAGTTTACTTCAATCATCACATATACCTTTTTCGTTCAATGTAGCTACGCATTCTCCATTGGGCAAAAATGGACATTTCTCCAATTTTATAACCCTTTTTCCAGCTTTACCTCTTCTTATCAGAAGTCTTACAGCGGAGGCATGACCTAATATGTTTCCTCCAACTGCCTCGGCAGGGTCTACGAACATCATCGCGTCTGGTCTCATGGACATCTGATTGGTCATAAGGACCACTGCATCATTGTTCTTGGCGAATCTCAACAAATCTGCTAAATATCCATTGAGCAACTGCTGTCTTTCTGCCAAAGCTCCCCTACCTATATATTCACTTCTGAAATGGCTGATTACGGAATCTATAATCAACAATTTGACAGGATGCTCTCTGGCGAATTCTCTGATTTTATCCATCACTACTATCTGATACGATGAACTTGTTGCATCTATGTGCTTTATCTTTGAGAGAGTATCGTTTACATCATATCCCCGTTTAAGGGCTATTTCCGCTACCCTAGAAGCCCTGAACGTGTTCTCGGTATCTACAACTACCACATACCCGTCCAAACCGCCTTCTAGGAGGGTTCTAGTAGCCATTACGGCTGCTGTGAGACAGCATTGTGTCTTACCTATGCCATTAAGCGAATGAATCTCTGTCAATAGTCTGGTAGAATACCCTCCTCCGATTAGATTGTTGAATTCCTCAGAACCTGTTGTGAGTTTTGGAGATTCTTTTTCTAAAATCAGCATTTCCTCACAGTTCTCAAGATTTCCAATCTGAGCCAAAGTACGTGCATTGGAGATAATTTTCTCAGCTGCCGATTTAGCGAATCCTGTTCTATCTATGAAATCTCCTATGGGTGCAGATGCTATTGCGAGCATTGTCAAATAACCTGCATCAATGAGCTTATTAGCTCCTGCATCTCCTATTCCTTTCAATTCCTTTAACTGAGAAGCTATAAGCTCTCTATCTATGTTTGACTTAACACCTGTTATATTTTGCTCATCTTCTTGCATTTGTACCTCCAAACTTACCACCCTTTGAATCTTCAGGCAGAATCCTATCGAATCTGATTGTATCGCTATCATATGTATCATTGCAAAGATAGCGAATCCTATAATACCCGAACGCTTTTCCGTATATATGTGTTTTGGCATCACAGATTTTTATCACATAATATGAATTGGATTGTGAATTGTGCTGTACTCTTACATCTAAGTCGCATCTGTTTATCTTGTTGCGTAATGTAATCCACGCACGGGGTGACATATTCCCAAATCCAGCACGCTCTTCCAATGCTACTCTTTTACACTCCGATACCGACTCGCCTGTTGAATACACTATCTTCGTGGATAAGCTGTCAGATATCAGTGCATAATATCTTTTCCCCCAATCTAACTTTTCACATGGAGGCAAGGATACTTCTATACACTTGTTCGATTCATTCATGTTTATGTATGATTGAAAGAATATTTAAACTCTCTTATCTCATATATCTTTGAATACGTACATGTAATCGGATTTACCAAACGAACTTGTGTGGACTCTTGTGTACTTTAAACCAAACTTCTTCATATATTGAGTAAATCTGGTTTGAGAACTGCAAGGTCTCCCTATTTCATCAGCATACTCCTTCAAATCCTTATACGCTTCGAAATCTGTTTCGAATCTTTCACGATTGAGTAGGGAATCATGTACTTGTTGTTTATTCATGATGTCCAACTCCAACACATTGTACAGATAATCATCAATGATGTTACTGAAAACCATCATATCTGTTTTGGTCTGGTATGCACAAGCACATTCAGAATATTCGCCTGTAAGCTTCATACCTGGCTCATATTCTTTCCCGTGCATGGCGTTGTTTATGAATCTTCTGAATCCGTTCAATGCTTCCAAAGCAAACCACTCTATTGCGGATTCTTCCTTGAATAATTCAGCGATGGTCCTGTTCTCCTTGAAGGTCTTATTGAATGGAACTGCTTGCAATCTTCTCTGAGCACCGCCTGTTGTATCTCCTAAATTCAGAAACACATTAGATGCAAATACGAATTTGGGTGATAAGAACCCGATATGCGGTTGTTTATATTTGGGATTAATCTCTATGGATTCACCTGAAGATGATGTTTTCATACATGATGGAACAGCCGATACTGATTTGAATGCGGATTCGTGTGCTCCTGTTGACGAATCAGACAGGATGTTCATCGCTTTATCTTCCATAGATGCAGCCACATGGTCGTTAGCCATTCCTTCCAGAGTCACCTGTGAATAATTATCCTTCCCTACGATACGCATGATGGCATTCACAGCAGCTGATTTACCATTGCTTCCAGATTCACCGTACATGACAAAATAAGTAGGGATGAAAAATGTAGATGCATAAAGCGTATATCCAACCAATTCGAAAAAATATTTATATGTGTCGTCATCGTCGAACATCTCCCTATAATATTTTTCGATAGGATGATTCATATTGATTGGGTTGTAATTCACTTGCAACGCGGATGTTTTGAAGATACATGGAGTTGGTGGTAGGAGCATATCATATCTCAAACTATAATATCCATTCTTAAAAGCGATGACTTCTCCATCTGTGTACAATGTTCTCATCTTTTCAAACTCAGGAGTGATGACAATGTCCTCTATCAATGGCAGGGAAGGAATCACATTCATCCGAATCATGGAATCGAAATTAGCAGGAATCAAACAGTCTTTGTATTGTTTATGAATCAGATGGATGCACATGGATACTATATCTTCCGTGTCAAAGGGGATATAAACTCCCTGAGAATCCGAATAGACATATATCCTCTGGATAGCTCCGCGATGTCTTCCATCTATGACATTACTACGTCCTACGAAATAATCATCCCTCATATATCTGGTTATTTCTGCATAATTTATCTTTAATTTGCCTGAATCTTCTGTTACAAAATAATAATCAGAGGTCTTATTCTCGATATATCCTAAAGATACTCTTTTGACATTTATTGTAGAAGAAGGAATGAGGATTCCTTTTTCATCGAAGATTCTTTCATCGCAGTTTGACATAAAGGCTATAATAGAGTTAGAATACTTAAATATGTCGTATGAAATCATTGATGATTAATTGACGTTCTATGAACAATAACGATTGTTAAGTTCAAGATACAAGCTTCCAAATTCGATTATGAACAAGGAGATGCTCATACAAAACCTAGGCAGATAAACCATCCAATCTTAGTTATATATAATATATAATAATAAGAATATTATTTACACTGTTCAATGTTCAACTTGTTCAAGTAAAAAAATAAATATATAATTAGGGCTCCTAAAACATTATAATAAGAAGATTGCGCGTACGCGCACGTGAGGCTTTTGTAGTTGAACAATTCGACACCTGCACAAACTTCTAAAAACCAACCTCCCGAAAACCATAGGGAAGTAGTTATCTTTCTGTCGAAGTTTGAATTATGCAAGTAGGTGTATGCAGTTTTAGTATTTAAAACGTAGTTTATAGCAGGTCAATGTATTTCTTTATATTTCTAAGATGTATTATACACCTAGGTGAAAGAATGAGTTTCGACATTAACGTAGTTATCGCATTCGTGATTGCAGCTGTAATCGTATTCGGCATAATGTTTTACAAAATCAAAGAGAAAGAGAAAGGTATCAGCATGAAGGATGCATTGGCATCTAAAATCATCAAGACTGCTCAAGGTCTCGTCGATAAGTATGAAGTGGAAATCAAAGCATATGATACAAAGCATGGAACTACATATTGGGAAGATTTGAATACGATGCTTGCCAAGATGTATGCATTGCTTACGGATGAAGATATCGGAATCATGGGATATATTCAGGCTATTTTGGATATGGAGCCAGAAATTGAGAAAATCATGAAAGATGTCGGTTTGATAGATAAAGATTGAATGGGTCGAATTCCTTATGATACCTGAGCCGTTTCAAGATATCATAAGGGCATTCGGTCTTTTTATATTTTATTATCCTGTTAAAAAGGTGTTTAGGATGTATCTGAACAAAATCAAATCTACTTCTGAAACCGAATCTCTTATAAAATATCATTTTCCTACTTTGTATAAATTATATACCGATAAGTTTAAGAACAATAAAAAGAATACATAGACATGGTAAGATTTACGATAGATGCTTCTAATTTGAAGTCAATGTTAGATGTTATGAATATGTTCTCATGCGATTCCATATTGCATTTGCGTGAGGATAAGGCAGAGATTGTAGAGGTCAGCGTAGACCACACATGTCTGATTCATGCTGAGATTGACTTATCTGTTTTCGGAGTGTATGATTATGACAAGGATGAAGACATAAGTTTCAATATGAAGAAATGGAATGTCATCATTAAAACCTTGAAAGGAGAAGTCAGCATCGAGACGGAGGGAAGTTTGGTATATGTTAAGTGTGGAAAATCTACATATACTGTCACACAGAATTATATCACAGGTGTTTCCACCAGAATGCCTAATGTTCCATTTGATGTGAGTTTTTCAATATCTATGCCTGATTTCAAACGTGCGATAGATGTTTGTTCCGAGTTTGCAGAGATTGTACACCTCAAAACTGATGAGGATTCATTCATAGTGTATGCCAATATGAATGCCAACAGTTCTAATATCGTATTCCCTATCGAGGAGTTGAAAGACGTAGAACCTTGTATGACCTTTGCAAGTTCTGCACTGGTCTATACACAGCTTTCCAATTTCTTTAAATATGTTAAGTCCGATACTGTGAGGATTAGTCTGGGTACAGATGTTCCCACCAATTACAGATTCACTCTGATGGACGGGAATCTCATTGGAGATTTCATGGTTGCACCGATTATAGGAGATGATTAAAACGATGTATAATGTATTGATTAAAGTAGAATTTATGAATAAGGATAATTATATAGAAACAAAGAATCTGTATTATGAATCGTTAGACGATAAAGACAAAGCCATCAAGACTGTCGATGGTTATTTCGACAACAAGGAAACTCTTAAAAATATTGTAAAAGTATTCGGGTCGGATTATATCGAAGGTATAGTAACCGAGTGCGATTATAACAAAGAAGAGGTTATATTGGATACGATTGTATTTTTATAAAAACATATATATACTTTAAACCCTTTACTTTTTTTATGTCAAATGAAGCTGTTAAAAGTTGTCAGTCTAATGATTTTAAACTAAAAGATATTCCTAAAGATTATCTGATTCCTCAATCTGGGGGTATGCCGTTAATCAGATTCGGAGGATTGATGTTCCTTGCCAGTCAGATGGGCGTATTCAAGTGTCAGACCAAAGATGTTACCATTCCTAAGTCTCAAGAAATCATATTCGAGTGCAAAGGATGGATTATTCCTTCTAAAGCATATTTGGAATCTAAAGGTATGTCAGAAAATAGTCCTTTGATGTCGATGTTCTCTGAACCTGTTATCACACACGGCACTACCAATCCCATCAATCTAAAAGAGGCTATGCAGAAGTATAATTATGTGATGGCAGAAACAAGGTCTATTGTGCGTTGTTTGAGAATTCTCACAGAATGCCCATATGCAGCTGAAGATGAGGTTGATTTTGTAAAAGAATCTATTAAAGATTCTACTTCTACAACATCTTCCCCTAAAGAAGATAAGACATCTCGCGGAATCATGATTAATTTCATTTCCGAGCAAGTTCAACCAGCAGTGAAATCATACATTGCATCATATTTGAAAAATAATAATGCAAACATAGTTCAGAATCTCACTGATGTGCAATTGAATGAACTTATGAATGGATGTACAGATTTATCGAATGAGTGATTGTATGAATCCTCTAATTCCAGCAGACGGCGTATATCGCCTGTCTGCTAATAAATTATCAATGTATCAAGCCTGTCCATTCAAGCATTATCTATATCTCACTCATCAAGAGTCTGGTGAATTCGATGATACTTATATTATGGCAGGTAATGCCGTTCATAAGTATATGGAAGAGCATATGAAAGGTGAAGGAAAGCCCATCGAAAGTTATATCGAAGAGTTCAATGTAAAACCAGAAGTGTTGGACAGGGTAAGAGCATGTATTGAAAATGCGCCCACATATCTGGCATTAGACGGTATTCCAGAATTGAAAGAATATACGGAGTTCACCACCCCAAAAGGTCGCAATATCAAGTTGGAATCAAGAATAGATTTGCAGGTGGATAATGCAGATTTACCAGATGTTAAGGGTAAGGTAGTTATAGATTACAAAACAGGTAAAACTATAAAGAAACCCGAATACAATATGCAGATGCAAGTATATAGATTCGTTAGGAATTTTGAATATTCTGCAATGCTGGTATCTTTGTACACAGGAGAAACAGTAGTTCTGGATAAATCTCCGAAGAATTACATACCCAACCTCTGTGATAAATATATAGATGCAATTGAAAACAACGATTTTCCTAGAAAAAGAGGCAGTAATTGCGAGAGATATTGTCCGTATTATCAAATGTTTTGCACTTCCGAACACATGTATGACCAAATAATTCCTAAGATGGTGTATAAAGATGGTAAATGGTATGAAGAGTAAAACCTGCCAATGTGGTGGTCCTCTTATCGAAGTAGAGGGTCTTACAGGACTATTCTGCGATGATTGTGGTGCTCATTACGAGGATGAGAGCGATGAGCAACCTGTAAATATATTCTCTGAAGATAAACTGAAGATGGCAAGGGGAGTTCCTGTAAATAAATTCTGTATCGGCAGTGAAACCAAGGGCAGAATCGAAATTTCCATTCCCATCTATGCTTCTAAAATCATCCAGAAAAAGATAATTGATGAACAGATAGAGATGTTGCAATATCTGAAAGACAGTATTGAAGAGAAAGGATTGGATATTATGACTAAGAGGGTGGTGAAATGAAGCTGTGCAAAGCTCATTATTTGATATTGTCGGAAGGAAGAGTATTTGTAACTTCAAACGTATATTATCACAGTTTTTCATATTATGTAGCTGTACTGCAAGATAAAAAGCAGATTATGATAGATAAGTCTCATGTAATTCATCTCAATGAGGACGTTTTTCAGGATTTGTATTCCAAGTTGGTTTGGTCATATAAATGTGACGGATGTCAAACATGCTATATTCGTGCTTTAGATGACAGTAATATAGCGTGTACGATTCGAAAGAACGGGGTGATTGTTTTCAATTCTGATGTAGAATACATTGGGTTCTTCTACATCTCTAGAAGTGCAACATACACACAATATTGTACTTTTATCTCCGATACATATTCTCACGAAATCAGACCTTGCGACATATCGGGAAGGACTTTTGAGCATATGGAGAACAGAGGTTATTCGAAAACATGCCAAGAGATATATGATTATATCGTATTGCACCCCATGCAATCTTCTTTACAGATTGCAGACGCATTAGCCCTCTCACTCAACCAAGTCACGCCAAGATTGTCGGAATTGAATCAGGTAGAACGTATCTGTGAATATGACAAAGTGAATATCGAGGGAACAAACAGAAAAATAATCAGGTGGGTTGCTAATGGTTGATTACTCATTTCAAGATAAATTATTCGGAGCTTGGAGAGATAACGGATTCAAAGGATGTTTGGATGGTTGTCCTTCTTGCGGAAAGACGATTGCAGGAAAAAAGACAATCGAGAAATATCAAAAATACTTCCCATATGAAAGAATATGGATAATTGTCAACAGTAAGATTGTAGCCGACCAATGGAAAGAAGAATGCAAAGGAATGGAGGTAGAGATATATACATATCCTACCGCTGTTACCAAGATGCATAAGCTTGTACGCGAAGGAAAAGACAATCAGTTGCCTGAGATGCTAGTACTAGATGAATGTCAGTGCATAATGGCACCTTCCTGGGGTCAGGTGATGAACTTCGGGGTTAAGAAGTACATTGGCTTGTCTGGAACTCCTAATGGCTCAGAACGCGTTCTAGGTGGCATTATATGGACAGTGGATTGGAAGGATGCTAATATAGCTGACACAGAGGTATTCTTTGTGAAATTCATGCCTACCGAAGATGAAATGCTGAAGTATGCATCTCTTTCAAAAGGAATTGAAAAGTATTGCGGAGAACACGAATATTCCAGATATAAGAATGATGAGTTCTTAAGGAGATTGTATAATAATCGCAGAAGGTATGTTTACAATCTGAAATCCAGACTACCGCATGCTATGAAGCTGATAGATAAGAATAGAGACAAGAAACTCATGATTTTCTGTATGCATCATAAACAGGCGTTGGAGATTTCCAAGTTGTTGACGAAATCAGGTATAAAACATTGTGTTCATATATCTGGTCACGAGGAAGTGGAGAAATTCATCAGCGGAGAGGTGAATGTATGCATATCTTGCAGAAAGATTTCCACAGGATTCAATTATCCTCCAGCAGATACCGCTATATTGGTCTCTACTGCCACTTCAGCATATACAGCTATACAGACTTTATCTCGTGTCATTCGTCCTGACCCTGATAATCCAGACAAGAAAGCCAATATTTATATACTATTAGCTGATAAGACCAATGATATTGATTTAATGTATCAAAATATATTTTTAAAGGAAAAGACACACAAGGTGAATATAGATGAAATATGAAGATGTATCGGAATTTCCAGAATTCATAAATCTAGATGACATGGAAGAAGTAGAGCGTATTGAATACTTGTTGAATATCATCAAGAGATATGATAAAGTTGTTAAATTCGCAAAGGATTATTTGATTAAGAACGAATTGCAAAGAGTGAAGGACAATATTGTATCTGGTAATTTCAAAATATCAACGAAAACCAATACATCAATCGACAATAGCATATTGTTCGTATCATATCCTGATATATATTCTAAATTAGCATCTGAAGGCAAACTAGTGGCTAAGATTGATGATTTGAAAGAATTAGATTTGGAAGGAGTAGTAAATACTACTAAGTCCGAATGGCTATCTTCGATGTGAACATATTAAATATTAAGAACACATATATGGTTCAATGAGAGATAATTGTGGGGATGCTACAATCTGTGCATGATAGGAATCTATCCTTTCCCCACAACCTCTCAAGGTGTATATATGAATTTTATGTTCAAAGTAGGTTTCAAAAAATACTATATACGTATGGTATTTCCAGAAAAATCAGTATATTATAATAAATATGCTCCTCGTTCTTATAATGATTTGAGATTCTTTTCTACAATAGATGACACAGTCATACAAGATATGGCTCATCAGTTGAATTATCAGATGGAAGGGAGAAGCGACAATTATAAAGCCAAGGCACTTCTCAACTTTTTCCATCAGAATTTCACATATATCTCAGACGAAGAACAATTTCAGATAGAAGATGTTTGGGAACTTCCTGCACACATGATTAAAACCACGAAAGGCGATTGCGATGGGTTTGCGCTTGCATACACGGCATTAGCGCATAATATGGGATTAGATGTCGTAACTGTAGTATATTCCTCTCACATGGCTGTTGCAGTGCGCTTAAACGGAAAGATTGGATGGGATTCAATCATGCATGATGATAAAGAATATTTTATTGTAGACCCAACTTCTAGGAAATCAAAGATTGGAATTGCAACATGTGATAAATCTATAATTTATATCACTCTCCCATCTGCACCAAGTGAAAGATTCAAATTAAAGCTCACACATTTCCCTACGTATTAAATATCTGAATAAGGATACGTATTCATGGATGCGATAGATGTATTTGGAATATTATTCATTTCAATATTGGTTATATTCTTAGGTTATACGCTTGGAGTAATTGTATTGAAGATGACCAACCCTAAAAAACATTTTATTTGGATATATCACGGAATACCTCATATGATGAGTGTTCCTGATTTGACTAAGAGTCAATATTATGATTTGTTTCCAGATAAATCTATGAATTGGTTGGGATGTTATCCTACGATAGATGATGTTGTACTTAAAGACATTGCAGATAACATATCTGCTAAATGTAGAAATAAATCTGATTCATACAAATATGGATTTGTACTGGCTTTTGTTCAGCAGAATATAAAGTATGTTTCTGATATTAAACATTATGGAGATGAAGAAATCTGGTGTTTACCTATTCAAACCTTAAAAGAAAGGACAGGAGATTGTGAAGACACGGCAATTCTGTATTGTAGTATAATTCATCTTATGGATTTAGATACATGCTTAGCGATAGTTCCTGGTCATGCAGTTAGTGGAGCAAAGAATGGATTGGGTGCTAGTTTCGAATGCTCAGGTAGGAAATATTATTTTGCAGAGACTACATCTGTGATTCCGATTCCTGGATTTTATACAGCTTCTAAAAATGTAAGATATTGTGCAACCCCTATATTGCCTGTAAAGGAGTTTTTAGATTCTTTGCATAAAAGATAAATATATATACTTTAAACCCTTTACTATTTTGATTAACATGGTTTGCCATTTATATATGAGTAAAGAATCTTCCTATGAAGATTTTTTCAAAGAGATTAAAAAAGGGATAACAGAAGCTTTAGAAATAGAAGAAATCTGTTACGCGAACATCTCAGATAAAACAAATTTCAAAGTCCATCCTAATCAATTCATTGTAGACTTTATCAAAGGAGGCAAACACATCGAACTCAAGATAGATATGGATATTTCACGTGTAGAAGATGAAGAATTGCCCGAATGTGAAGAGTGTCCTGAAGAGAAAGATGATGATAAAGATAAGAAAATAGCTGATTTGGAATCTAGAATCAAAGATTTGCAAGCGATAGTTAAATTTTTGTCTTTTTGAGGTCTAATATGGCAAGAAAATCAAAAGTAGTCAAAGAAGAATCGACAATTGTCGACAATGAAGAGCATAACGTTCAGATACAACCAGTTTCAGGAGTATATAATGATTCCGCTTTCACCTCTAATAAAGAAGTGGAGATATTTAGCCACTGTGCGTCTATATCAATACCTGAATCTTCACATGAATCATATGAAATTCTAACCTCTGATGGGCTGTCTTCTTATAATAAAGAATGTAATGATTTGAATTATACCATATCATGTTTATTGGAAGGAACTATGGATGAGATTACACGGTGTAATGAATACATCTATGCAAAAGCAGATGCTGATAAGAAGTTTACAACGTATATAGAGGAATTATATACATATAGATATTTGTTACATCAATTGAAATTCAATTCCAAATATCCATATGTACCTATTTCAGAGTTCCCCATCCGTCCTGAGCGCGTTGAAGATTACTGAATACCTCCATTATCTATACAACCTCCCATATCAATAATCCCACTTTCTTTCATTTTTTTATCTAAATACTCCATATCCAGATTTCCAACCGAGAATTCTGAGTCTCTGAAATGGAATGAGAATACAGCATAACGAATCGCATCGCAAAAGTGATTGTTGGTGCTTATCGGCTTATTTATAAATTTATTGGAGTCTTGTTTATCTCTTTCCCAAGTATATCCTCTGACTTCGAACATGGCAGCTTCGCCAGCTTCGCCAGCAGTATCCACGATTATGTCATATTTCTTTAAAAACATGATTCCTGCGTCAATGTTCTTAACTGCTGGAAACGCTGTGAATCCATCTTTTAATAACTGCTGTCCTTTTTCAGGAGACGCACTGTCATAATAGACCTTATGACTGCTATTAACCCCTATATCCTTCATAAACTGTATTAAATCTGAAGTAATCTGATGGGTTTTATAATATCTGCAACGAACATATATCTTATCTTTATACTCTCTGCATTCTACTAGAACCATAGGGTCTATAAATCCCCAATCAATACCATAGTATGGTTTGACATTCCAAACTTCTTCATCCCACATATTATTGGGAGCGAATTTAATATTAGGATAAATCAATCCGATAGGCATACCAGGAATTCCTGTGATGTATGTTCTATAAACTTCTTCGCTTCTTTCTGCATCGGCGAATAATGTTTCTAGATTTTCAACATCTATATATTTATTCTGAGAGAAATTAGAGAAATGAACATGGGTATTCTTCTTGATAATATCTGCTGGAGCAACCACGAACATCTGAACGACCCAATTATAATATGAAATCGGGTTGTATGCGATGAACATCTGATTGATTCCATACGGATTCGCATTTCTGAGACGGAAGTTAAGCTGTGACCATTTATCCGGATTCAATTCAGTCGCTTCTTCTATAAAGACATAGTTAAGATTCATACTTTTGATTTTCTCAGGGTCATCCAACCCTAAGAAATAGATAACACTCCCATTGAGAGGATTTCTAAGTTCATTTTTAGTTTGATTCAACCACCCGTTGCTATATACATTTATATTCCAATCTACAAGTTGCTGACATATGCTCGGTTTTCCTTGATAAACAGTCTTTTGAAGGGCTGGCATCGTAGCTCTGACCACTGCAATAGTCATATTGCTTCTGGTCAAGAACAAATAACATAGTCTTTGACATATGGCAAATGATTTACCGCTTCCGCTTCCACCCTGCAATACTAGAAAACGAGATTTATCATCTTCCCAGAGCACTTCTTTAAAGTGGTCTAATATTTCAATCTTCATCTTTTTTTACTCCCGAATTAGGAGCATCTCCATATCTTTCATGAAGCTCATCCAATTTTTCAGATATATATTCCTGAGCTTCAGGAGGTCTGGAATTGAATCCATTGACAAATTCGAAAGTAATTGTGTTCTTTTCAGCATTACCTGCGTTGATATCCTGTTGCGCTTTGTATTTAAGATTATATTTCTCAGGCTCTTGTCTTTCAAGCAACCACATAGCAACATATTCTTTACCTGTTTCAGAACATCTATCATAAAGCATATTGCTTATTTCGATAATGCATTTGCTTTTGGCTTTATCTGCACCTATGTAGAATCTACCATAATCACTCAAGTTGACATCTGATTCATCATCGAACTCATATCCGCTTTCAGATAGCTTATTAACTTCTTCCATCCCTTTCTTATACCATTTAAGTATCGTAGCAGGACATACTCCTACATACATGGCACAAGCAGAGAGAGATACTCCATGAGCAAGATTATAGAAGACGGTTTCCATTATCTTATCATTGAGTTTGATAATACTGCGATTCTTACCTGACCTGAGTTCTTTCAATACAAGGTCATCTATACTGCTTCCATCATATTCTTCTTGTTTTTCATCACTATCGGAAGAAGACAGAGGTTCTACATCATTCATATGACGCAGATGTTTATTTAAAAATATAAAGAGTTTTATAATTCATCGCTTATATTTAATAGAAATCATCACTTCTATCTAATAGAAACAGTCCAAATCCTCCGATACAACTAGACACTATACATAATACAAACCACGATACAACCATCTTGATTGCATCTATGTCTCCATTGTAGTATTGCCAGAATATGTATAGGAATATACAGATAGAGAAAGCGAATACAATCAACGCAATGAATGCACCCAGTACCTTAAATACTGTTTTTATTTCTGCCATATTAAGAGAATGACATATGCAGTATTTATATTTTATTAAGAAAGATATAAATATGAATAAACATATAAGGTCAATCATAGTTCAAAATATAGAGTGATATAATGACAAAGATTATGTTAAAACCAACTTGTTTCTGTTTCGGAGAAGAACAGCCTGTAATCGCATATGACAGTACAAAAGGCAACCCAAATGTCAGAGAATATTGCACGATAGATTGCGGTTGCAGATATGATTGCATGAAGTGTGGTAAAAGGTTTAAAGAATAGTAGTAATAATTTATTTTTTATTACATTTTTCTACTTCTTTACATTCTCCTCTCAAGCAAGGAGGTCCAGCATTCTCGAAAATCATAGGAGAAATCTGTTTGCATATCTCCAACATCGAATTTGCCATATCTCTTATCTCCCACTGAGCACGATTACAGCACCTGAGTTCAAAGAAATGTAGTAATTCTCTGGCATTCATCGTCATTACTATATTGGTGACACACCCTTGAGGGAAATAATAACGCACATCTTCTTGAGGTACACCTTTCGATTTCATCATGAATAGTAACTCACTGGTCGTATCTTGCCACCTCCTCATCATGTTATCCAGTTCTGAGTCTACATTTTGTACTGAATTAGGAACAACCATCATTACCGACCCATCAGATTTGACATATCTTTGACTTTGTTGAGAATATGATGCCATTCTGTGTCTTACCAACTGATGAGTACACACTCTGCTTATTTCCTCTATCGAAAATGTAAAGGTTATATGTTCTAAAACACTCAAATGTCCGCTACTTAGCGCACGTTTCAATGCTTTTCTTTCTTCTGTCGGTTTAATCTCTGAAGGTTCGGTTATAGAATAACAGCTTCTCGCAGCTATTTCTGCTAAATCATCTGGATTTTCTGTATGAGCCAATAATACTACGCGCATAGATGGAATATGTAAAGATAGTATTTAAACTTTTTATAGAAATGTATAAATACACTTAAAGGATACTTAAGATTATATAAATTAAAGGTGAAGGAGATATAAATGAACAGACTAAAAGATTTTACTTACGAATGTCAATGTTATAGTGATAACATCTGGAGATTGATAATTGGTTGTGGTATAGGTGATGAAGTTTTAGCGGATGAATATCAAAGATTTACAGAATTACCAAGAGCTATTAGATATCAGCAGAATGTTGAAAAGGAAGTGTTAGAATGACCAAATTCATCTGTAAGCAATGTAAAGTTCCATGCGAATTAAATACGAATTGCCCAGGATCTAAAATCATCAAGACAATATGTCCTATTTTTGGAAATTCTGTTTTAGTTAAGGCAAAATGGGAAAAGGTTAAAAATCAAAAGGAGACAAAAGAATGAACATAGAAAATAAACCTTTTATTTTAAATGTGCAGGGACTTGCAGATTTTCAAATGAATAGCGCTGCAAGTATGCTTGGTCGATATGATATAGACTGACGGATATATAAAGATAAATGTTAAATTGGAAAAAATAGGAAGTGAAACAATGACCAACTATTACAATGATTTGAATCTACATGATTTTGAAATAATGAAACATGCGATTGGATTAGATGACAATACTTCTATAAGAAGAAAGGTAGGACACATCAACCGCAATTACTACACATCTAACGGTAAGGATATAACCTGTGAGAAATTAGTAAAACTAGGATGTGCGAAATTCCAGCATACAAACGATTCAGGAGCATATGAAGTTTGTTGCTATTCTATTACATTCCGTGGCATAAAAATAGTGCAACAGATTATGGGCATAGAGAGAATAAAATTAGAACACAATATATGGAACATGGGCAAAGGATTTCTGGATAAACTGGACGGTGGTCAGTAATGACTATCGAAGATGGACATTTCAGAACAGATGGCAAAAGGATAGAGCCTTGCTGTGAAGGTATGAAAAATAGCTTGGATGAAAGTATTAATGATGATTTATTCTATTATGATAAAGAAAATAGTACATATAACATATATGGAAGTGAACATAATGACCATAGTGGAATAATAATATCCGATGCTGAATATTGTCCTTTCTGCGGTGCTAAGCTCGAAGATATGAATAGGGAAAGTGATTGAATGACACAGAATTATATAGATTTAAGTAAAGATTTCGAAAGAATTTCTAGAAACATAGGAGCTGCTGGAGACATCAGGGCTTGTGTATCCGATATGTGGTGCATGGCGCAGATTATTAAGAATCATCCTGAATATATCTCATCGGAAAGTATAAATAAATTACAGATGTATCTATTCTATGTGAATGGAGCAGTGGACATAATTCCTAAATATCTAGAGGAAACAAAACAAATCATCAAAAATATGATGTGCGATACTTCTGACGGATTTATAATTAGAAAATATAATTGTGTGCCCATAATTCCAAATGAGAATCCTTCTCCTGTTTTCGAATTCGAGAACTCGATAGAAAAGCTTGCTGAACAACTTGATGAATTAAGAGAATATTATAATAAATTGAGGGATGAACATGATAACTAAATTCTACTTGATAGATAACAGAAAACAACAGACGAGATTGATAAACAGACTGAAAGAATTAATCAAAAATGACATGGTATTCACCAATCAACACAATATACAGATGATTATGAATACTACGGAAGAAGTAGATGATATAATAAGAGCAGATTGTAAAATCAAGAAGTTGTACTTAAAAGCATATCGCGATGTGATATGGTGGGATGAGAACGAATATCAGAGATTGATGGATTGAGGACATAATGACCATAAATATAGATATGGCAAAATGGTTAGAGCAAAATATAGGACATTATCCAGTACATGAAACCCATGTATCTTTCGATTCAGAGGGTTCGATACATCTTGAAAGCTCGGTAGCTTTGTATATGTGTAAAGGGTCCAGCAGTACTGAATTCATAAGATATGCTAAAATAAAAGATAATGTATTGAATCTTGAGAGATATGATGGATTGATATATCCTATTAAGATAGAGGGATGAAATATGATTAAAATAATTAAAAACTACCCTGAGACCAAGCATTTAGTTCTTCAATGCGAGGATTTTGTAGGTATATTTTCGAGTATGAAGTCTGTCGATGACGGGTTGAAGCTATTTGTAGATTTAGATATATGGGGGATGGGAATTATTAAAAAAGATACGATAATTCACTGGTATGATTATGAAATAGGAATGGGAATCTTCTCTAAGAATATACCCGATGGATGGAAGCAATATGTATCTTAAAGGCTGTGCAAATCCAAATAATTATCCTGTGCCAACCTTTATCTTCTGGTGTGATGCTTGTAAGAAATTCCATAGCAATTGCAGGATTGGGTTTATGGATGAATGTTCAGATTATATAGATTACAAGAGATATGTAAGAAGAAATAAAGATACGAACTCAGAAGCACATCAGAGATATCTAAGAAAAAAATATTCTGAACAGACGATAAGAAAATTAAGGAGGAAAACATATGCATAATTTAGATAAATTTGATAAAGACGCGTTGAATGAAATTAGGTCATTGGTTTATCGTATTGTATTCGAAGATTGCAATTCGGAAGACATAATGATGTGCGCATTGAATATTTATTTCGCCTCTGAAGGGATTCTTTCTAAAGATTGTCACGAAACAGAAGAAACGGATTTTAAATCCTGGTATGAAGAATTTGCTTTTAAGATTAAAGGTGAAAGAAAATGAATGATACAAATCCGATAGTCGTAACCGCGATGAATACTATGAAATATGGCATAGTCATTCAATTGAAACAACATATAATGTGTTGTAAAGAGTTATATATACAACTTGCAGAAATAGATAAAGATAATCCTAATTGTACAGACAATATTGGCAAAATGTCATCACTGATGGATGAATGGATAAATATATTCGATGAGGGTTGTATCGAGATAATAAAAACGATAGATGAGCAGAAGGAGATTGAAGAATGAATACAATTTGTAATCAAAGAGATGCATAAAATGTCGGTCTTTGATTATCAGAAAGAAGCACACATCCTAGAGTATTATAAAGATGGAGCAGAACGTTGCAGAACGCACGATAACGACGTTATACGCGACCTGATATTCTCAGGCTACCTGAAGTATGGCGTGACCAAGAAACTCGTTCAAACGCTGAAGACGACCACCGCAGGAGTCCAATATCATCAATGGATATGCGACAAAGGACTCAACACGGAATGTGAAGAACAAGGATTGCCTTTGAGAACAATGAGAGATTCATCTGGGTTGACAATTAATTTCACGGAACTAAGACCTCATGCTATCGTGGCAGGAATCAAGTTCTATGATGACAGACACAAATCTACTCATGTGTGTATGCTCTCAAAGAAGAATATAGAAAATATGATTGATATATTGAAAGAAGAATTAAATATCATGGAGTACATGGATGATAAGGAAGTGAAGAAATGACAAATCTATACGAAGAGACAATAGAAGTAATGACAGAGAACAATCTTTGTCGTGAGGTTTCATATATCTAGATTGTATTATACTAGTATGGACAAGAAATCTCTCAAGATAATCCTTGTAGCCGACCTTGCAGCTTTGGGCATAGTTCTCTGTGTTCTTTGTGCTAGTATTTTCGGTTGAAACCTTTTTTATTTTTTAATATTTTAATCATAATATATAAATACATTCAACCCATAACATCTTTGCAGATATGCAGGAACTTAATATGGTTGAAGCAAACAAAGATAAGATTTTCTCTCCTTGTAAAGATTGTGTCTTCGAAGGAAGCCCTAAGATAGATGTTGTATTCGGTAAAGTGATTACAGGACATGATATGATGTGTCTGAATCGCAATATAGATTGTGAAAAGAACAGATGTGGTGCATATCAATCATATGAACTACGAGAATACGGGGTTATGAAGAAGAAGGAGTAATAAATGATAAGAGAAACTAAAGTTAAAGAAGATTCTTATATAGATTTCAATAATATGCTATATGACCATACTTCATCAGTAGGGGTTAAGATGAACAAGATTGCATCTATCTTAGAGGATAGGGCTTTTGAACACGATGCTTCAAAATGGAAAGAACCCGAATACAGTTTGTTCAGGCAATCATTCAGTAAACTCAGTGAGATAGAATATGGTACAGAGGAGTATCGTGAGAATCTAAGACAGATTAAACCTGCAATCACACATCACTATGCTAACAATTCGCACCATCCTGAACATTATGAGAATGGAATAGATGGAATGGATTTAGTAGACTTGACTGAGATGCTATGTGATTGGTTGGCAGCCATTAAGAGAGGTAAGAACGGAGATATAATGAAAAGCATGGATTACAATGCAGAAAGATTCAACATGTCTCCGCAGTTGACTAACATATTAAAGAATACGATAGAGAGGTATTTTAATGAATGAAAATGTAGATGTTGCAATGACTTTAAAAAAATATTCATGTGCTAATTGTGAAAGGTGGGGGAAATGTTATTTATCTGAAGTTATTCCGTTAGCTTATATTTCCGATACTTTGTGCAGATATTATAAATCTTTTGAATATCCATATGGATTCAAAGAAATATGTGAACTATCTCAGCAAACACAATGCAAATTCGTAAGCGAATATTTTGAAAAAACAATATGTGTATATACAAGTGACCCACCCAGAAGGGCATATATTTATCATGTTTACAGAGGGAAATTATTTGATGATTTCAACAAACTTGTACAGTTTGATATGGATGAGATTTCTAGTAAATGGAGAGTGATATGATGGAGCAAAGTGATGAAAACAAATTAGAAGTATATGTTCAAGCAATTCAAGAATGTAATGATGAATTTGACAGAAGTTTATTTCGTATGAATGTATACGCATACCCCTCAGAATTATGCTTAGAGGTAGGAGATGAAACATCAAGGATATGTATACACTTAGATTACAAAGGATTTGATGAGATTTCAGATTTTATTCAAAAACAAAAAGAGATAAGAGTAAACAAACTAATTGAATATAAGAGTAAACCTGATGAATGTGCTACTTGTAAATTTAACGAACCATTTGCTCAATGTAAACTCAATGCAGTTGCCAATATTTATTATTCTAATCACATAGAATGCGATAAATACGAACCTTATGTCGAAGAATATACGGTCTTTCCTTATACGTTCCGCCAGGTATGCAGTATCGCGCATGAGCATAATTATAGATTCATAAGCAAATACATATGCGACCTCACAAAGACGAAAATAAGAGAGCATTGCACATATTATTTTATAGGGGATGACATTTATTCTGAAGATAGTAATGAGCTTGCACACATCTCATATAATGAGATAAACGGTATGTGGAGAATAATAGAATGAATGTATTAGATTCGGTTGATATGGATACCATTGAAAATTTTCAGATAGAGATTACAAAATACAACGACACTCTGTTGAAGAAACCACTCATCGTATCTGTATACATCACAGGGGGATTGTGGGTTTCAGAATGTGAGGATTTATCTTTGGCAGGATTTGGAATGACCTTCGAGAAGTGCATAGAAGACCTCGTAGAGAAGTTTGCTATCGTCATCGAGATATACATCCTCGATACCTCCCCAATGACTGCCAAAGCTTCGGAATACGCCTCTAAAGTGATGTCTTATCTGTCAGAGAAGCCTGTGCACAAGATACCCTATGAATACTTAGGCATATGGGGAAAGATGAAGCGCAAACTGTTCAACAAGTAAATATAAATATTATAAACCCATTATTCTTTTTATGAATCCAGGAGTATCTATATTTATAAACGGATTGAAAATGAGCGAGAGTAATGATGATGATTCATCAGTATTTTATGCATGTAATAATGAATCTAATGTAAAATGTGTTATGTGGTTCTCTGAATCCAAAGCTGAAGAAGCGATACGTATGCTGATGAAAGCATATCCTAGATTGTCTAGAATTGGATGGTTGAAAGTAGGTAAAGACATATGATTATCGAAGAGGAAAATTGTGATTTTAAATATAGTTTCATGGAAGCTTGTGAAATATCATATAATACAGGATATTTTATGGTTCCCGAAACGAATTCGACGTGCGTAGTACGTATCAGCGCGTTAGGTTCATTTACATCAGATACAGGATATACTGAAGATTTAATCTTAGATTATGATGATATTATTGCTAAATGGAGCATATATATTGGCGAATACGATGACATGTTAGATGAGGTCAACATGGTAATAAAATTAAATCCATTTGAAAAGATTGTAAAAGAATATATAGATATAAAAAATAGATTAGAAAAAGGAAGAAAGAAATATTTAGATAATAAATAATTCAAATAATATATTTTATTTTTTCATTAAATCACAGCATTTTTCAAACATACTATTAGTATATTCGCAATCATTCTCGAAATCTGATATATTTATTTGATATTCTCCATCTATTCTGTTTCTTCTATCCTGACACCATTTGTCAATCAATAGTTTAGCACTTTCTGATGACATTTCTATCCCTCCTTTATCTTTTATATACATATACGGTGTTGCACATCCATTACAGAATATAACTTGACCTGTTATTCCTTCTCTAACTGTATGTGTATATATGATATATTCAGGATTGTCTTCGTTTTTGTTGTATCTGAATCCTTCATTCATATTTGTGTATCTCCTTCAACCTATATGACCCCTTCTATACTCATTTAATTTCTATCCAATCACATCCCTCTCTCCACTCTCTCCAACACCTCTCTCATCTCCCTTTCCACCTCTCTCCCCATCTCCCTATACGTCTCTCTATACCACATCTTAACAATCTCCACTGCACTCTCCCTTCTAATCTTCACTCCCTCATACTCCTCTCTAATCCCGTCTCCGTATATCAACACCGCACCCTCTCTATTCTCCCATACCTCTACTCTTCCCTCTCTGCAATGCACTATACGCAACACTTCTCCTTTCTCCGAGTAATACCATCCTTTCTTCATCTCATACCCTCTATACATATATCTTCTTCATACTATATATCTACACACCCTACTATCCTCATCATATCTAATCTACACTCTCTCTATCTTCACATATTCCACATAGCATATCCTACGCTTTCCTTTATCTATACTGTACTTAAGATATGCTTCCGACTTCAGAGGA